TCCTAAATCACCCTTAAAGCTAAACTCAAATGTACCTGCTCCCGTAACAGGGCTACCGGTTATTCCTAGGTTCCTTTCATCTACACTTCCCTCTTCAGTAGCAGCCCCCACACTCGTCACCGCCGCAAATCCTCCCCCAAAAGGGATAATTCGCCAGGTTCCAGCCGCAGTGGTGTTATTCGTTAAATAAAAGTAAACGGCTTCACCATGTGTGATAGTAGCTAATAAGCTGCTATCATTCTTTAAGATATTAAAAGAAGCCGTATCAGCTAAATTAACCGCCAGAAAGTCTGTTCCAACACTTACTAAGGTGGCATCTGGAAGCGTGATAGTACGCCCAGCTTGATCTGGGGTAATATCCATAATCTTGGCAACTACCTGGTTAGTGTCCTGAAACTGACTAGGCCAAGAGAGAGTGATGTTTTGATTTAGATTGATAGCTAGGTAGGAGGGATCAGCGACCTGTACCAGGTTTCCACCAAAGACATTATTGTATGACATGAAATTCCCTTTAATCCAAACGCCCAATCCTTGGGCAAAAGGGTATTCTAAGTCTTCTTGCTAAGTCTGTCTACATGCGCTTCAAAATATCGGCAAAAATATATTCGAAATCTTCTGGCCTCTTACCACAAGTGGCTCGAATCATCTCTCTCAGAGATCGGGCGTTATTTCTCATATAAAAATAAGTTATAAGCATCCTATTTAGGTCGCACTTTTTTTGATTAGGAAATTTCATAAAACTAACAAATCCTGCTACTTCCTCTTCCTTTTCGCCAAGAAGGGCCACCACCTGTATAAAATCTAGATCTTTTGCTTCATGTTTATCTAAGAGAAATCTCAGTTCCTCTTCAATTGTTTTGTCTTTCATAAAACCTCCCTTCAGTGCAAAGCCTTTCCGCCGTCCACGAAATTTCTTTTGCACTCTGTCAACAGCTCTTTTATGTCCTTTCCAGCTATCTCTTTAATTGACTTTCTTAGTGAGTCAATCTGATTTAATAGGACTAAATACAGAGATACAATTCTTCTAAGATCTAAATCTTTCAGAGAAGTGCCTAAAAATTCAAAGCACCCGCAATTTTCACCATTTTCATCCAATAAGCCTATTATGTTAACGACAGTTAACTTTCCTTCTCTTACTAAATTTAACAAATCTTCTAAGGTTTCTTCTAGAGAATATTTTTTATCGGTCATAATTTTTTAAAACCCATCTTTTATAAAATTATTAAAGATTATCCCCAAAACAAACCCGATAAGAGATTTCCAACCTAACAACATACTTAAAACACTTCCAGAGGCCACCAAAGCCACGATTTGTTTATGAGTATATTTCTCTAACTCTTTTTTGCAAAAGTCTAAAGAGCTAAAAAGCAGTCTTTTGAATTGGTCTATTTTGATGCTTAAAAAGTCCATGTTTTCCTCCTAAATGTGATCATCGGTTTCTGTTTCCTCTCTCACTGCAAGTTCGAGCGATTGAGCCGCCTCGCGAATAAGGCCGTTGGCTTTTCGCACTCTGGTTTGTATATACTCTAGCTTAGAAATTATATCTTTAGCAATCCAAAGCCGGTCAGCATGTTCCCAGCTTCTGAGGAATATCTTACAGTCTCGGAGTATATAGGCAGAGAGGTCCATTGAGGTATTGCACGTCTTAATGACCTCCTGCAAAGAATTCTCTAAATTCTGTCCACTTGTTCGCATGTCCATAGGTGTCTCCTTAATGATGTTGTTCGGTATAAGGGTAAGTCTAGAACGGTAATTGTGTACTGTCAACACAATTATAATGTGGAAGTGTAAAAAGAAGACAATTAGACTGGCTTCATGAAAAAAGTACGGAGAGGCCCTAAGACGAAGCGGAAAATCAAGAAAGAGGGTCTAATGCGAGCCATTGAAATTGTTGGTGGTGTAACTAACCTATCTATTGAGATAGGAGTAAATCATGGAAATATCTCTAAGTGGTTATATACGGATATCCAAATACCCGCCCACCATGTACCTAAAATAGTAAGAGCCACCAAAGGAAAGGTTAAACCAGAGGAATTGAGGCCAGATATATTTATCATTTAAGGACTGCTGAGAAATGAAAAAAGACGGCAGAAAGAAACTTGGCCGCAATAGGCCGGTAACTAAGCCAGCTTTAAAGAAGGCAGTGGAGCTAGCAGGCGGAGTTACCAAACTGGCCTTAGAGATAAGGATTAGCAAAAGCAAGATATCTGATTGGTTATACACGGATATCCAGATACCAGCGCATCATGTCCACAAAATAGTTAAAGCGACGGGCGGAAAGGTTAAGGCAGAAGAATTGAGACCGGATGTGTTTGTAAACTAAAGTAAAAAGGCCAGGGGTAAATCTGGCCTTTTTGTGTCAACGAGTGACAACTTGACTAACACTCGAGGGTAGGATAGCAAATAGCTGCCCGATAGTCAAGTGGTTGCTCTTAAATAAGGAGCGACAATGTTTAGTTCATCTAAAAAAGGTATAAAATTTCTTATAGATTTATTAGTGGGGGCATTAACTATTATGTCAAATACTTCAGCAGAAGTGGCAACAACCAATATTGCTAGTTGGTTAAAGTTTTTTGGAGTAGAAAATTATCCAGAATTCTTAAATAATCCTACAGTAAATAAAGGTATTTCTTACATCCTTATAATAATGTTTATATGGATTACTATTTCTCTAATAAATGATTTTATTAAAACTTACAGTTATAAAAAACTACATACCAAATTACAAAAACTCTATATACAGTTTTGTACAAATATTATAGACATAACAAGTGATGACAACTCTTCTAACGGAAGAATTCTAGCCCTTAAAACAGTAATTGAAATCCAAAACAAACTACAGGATATAGATAGTGCTGCTAAAAAATCATTGCTGAGAGAGCACGCATATGGATTTCTTAACCTCCCTATAGAATTAAAAGAGGTAAAAGCAAATAATATAGTTGCTTATAATGAGCAAGTGCTGAAGTACAAATTGAATTATTTGGAAAGAATATTAAAGGGAGGTACATAGTGATTCGGATTCTGGTAAAATCATTTATAGAGATGTTTCTATTGCAAATGAGTTTTTTGAGCTAATATTGAACAAGCAGAAAACTGACATATTTTTGGAGTCTTTATAGGAATGTGTGAATTTATTTTTAAACTTATTGGAAGCATTCTTTATCTTGCTGTTGACACATGTATTTGCATATTCCTTTTTATTTTATTAATAAAATTTATAAAGTTTTGTTGGTTTCTTTAATTTGAAGAAGCTAGCTAAAAAATACTTAGTTGCTTGTGAACGTGCACTGAGATAGGCTACTCCTAGAACTTGGAGGTGAGCATGAAAAATAATATATCGTCAACACCGAACGAAATAGAAGAGCAAAAATACCCTGTAGAAAGAACGCTTAGAAGCATATCTCTTTTTAAGATAGCGGCTATAGTAGGAGGCATTGCTTTCTTTTCTTATGAATTGGGAATACTTCCAACTGTTATTCAAACTTTATGCGGAATGGTAATTTTGAAAATGTTAATAACTATTGTAAATTAATCTTCTTTAGGTCTTTTAGAATTTGCTAGAACTGCTGCCTTTAATCCAGCTTTTTCATTAGATTTGATCGCCTTGTCCGTCATTGTCACCAATCTCTTTAATATAGTATTGGCATATTTTTCTTGCCCCCTTTTTCTAGCTAAAGCATATACTCTAGCTTGAGTTATAAAATTTTTATTAGAAAGTAATAAAGAGATGGTATAAGGGTTAAGTGTGGCTGCTACAGTAGCAGAAACAGGCAAAGGAACCCCGGCTGCGCTTACAAGTTTACTTGCCCCATACCCTCCAAAAAGATAGCCTAATATTTTGCCTATATTTTCTTTACCCTCTTTAAAGTCAGCTGCATCTAATAATGCATGTGCCGTACCGCTGGTATTTAAAAGGTTCCTTCCTGACTTACTAAATTCAGCAGCAATATCTGCTATTTCTTCAAGATTATTATAAGATTTTTTACCGAGTAATTCTTCTAACAAGTCCTGCCTTTTCTCACCTTTTTTAAATAATTTAGAAAAACTTCCTGTCATAATAGTTCCGTCTTTTGACAAATCACCTTCTATTGACTTTTCCATTATTTCTCTAATTTTTGCTTTTCTTAAATCTTCAAATGCCTCTGTATCACCGCCAACAATTTTTTTTAATTTTTTAACCCCTTTAACAGAACCCATTAAATTATATGCTTCTTGAGGATTTCTTTTTAGAATATCAGGTCCCGCTCCTTCTCTAAATCTTTTCCCAACATTTTGGGCAAAGAATTTGTTTGCAGTTTCTTGTTTTTGTAAAAAATCTTTATTGGGAGTCCGCTTAATATCCTTATTTATATTTTTTACCATTCCACTTAGGTAAGATTCAACCCCAACTACTCTTGGATCGTGATCTAAAGTATCCAAAAGAGCCTTTCTTAAGTTAACTAAGTCATTAACGGAGACTTCTTTTTTCCTTTTTGAGAAGGACTTTTTAATTATTTCTAAGAATTTAGGATTATCCTTATATCTTTTAAGCACGTCTTTTGGAATTTCTCCTTCACTCTGTAAAATCTTTGAAATCTCATTAATTCTACTAATCACTCTTTTTTGACCTGAAGAAGGTGATTTAGTAGATAGCAGATTTCTGACAGCATTGGAGTTTAAGAAATCCAATGTATTTTCTGGGACAACAACATCCTTATCTTTTAAAGCTAGCGTTGCCTCATCATACAATTTGTTTGCCTCTTTTTTGAGGGATTTCTCTTTATTCAGGGCATAGTCTCTAAATCTTGATGAAGCAGCATGTGGCTTTATACCTTCTCCTGTAATATCCCCAAGCTCTCTTTTTACCGCCTCAAATAAAGATCTGTCAGCATTCTCCATGAATTCTTTATACTGCTTAGCAGTGAGTATGCTTTTTAGATAATTATTAGATATTTTGTCTAACACATTACTTTTAGCGCCCACGTTCAAAGGAAGCTCAACATTATATTTTTCTGCTTTTTTTAAAATCTCTTTATCTGGGTCTATAAATTTTGAAGCAATTTTAGCAGCACCTTTTGTCGCCGTTTCCTTTGGATGTAAAACAGCATTTGCAACTCCCTTGCCTGCTGTTAACGCCCCCTTTCCAAGTCCAGAGCCTAGTCCAGCTTTTAATACATCTTCGACCATCCCAGCAGGTGTGCCTTCTTGAGAAAGGCGAGGAGTTGCATTTATTGCTAGGCTTGCTCCCGTTGCACCAGCGGCGGCTTTAGGTAAGGCTTTGGCAACTGCTCCAATGCCCATTTTCGCTGTCTTAAGAGCAGCAGCTCCAGGTAATGGGGTTATAAACTCTCCTATTCCTTGTCTTACTTTTCCAGCGGTATCTGTTGGAGTTAAGTCCTTTCCGTATAATTTATCGAAACCTTTTGTAAACATTTCTGAGTGAGGTTGTTTATCTACTCTTTCCCCAGTCAATTTTTCCGCCAGCATATTTCCTGGTAATGCAGCTAAATCTATTAAACTTCCGGCGGCAGAGGGAAGTCCTCTTACTATTTGGGCTGCTTTGTCTAAGCCAGTAAGCTCTGGTAAATTATTAGACATAATTTCGTCTATTTCTTTAATATAATCTTTATCTGACGCTTCTTGTTTAAGCGGTTTTGCAGTTCTCATTATAGCATCTATCTCTTCGATATAGCTCACAAAGCACCTTTTGCTTTAGCCCATTCTAATAATTGTTTGTCTGTAAACTTTTCTAATCTAGGGTCTAAAGCTCTTATTTTTGAAACAATAGCTCCAACGTCTACTGGAGCAGCAGTGGTCTCTTCCTCTACCCCCTCATCCTCCTCAACATCATTAATATGATGGTTGGTTTTAAGACTAAGGTCAGCTGCCTTTATTTTTCTATTAATTTCTTTTAGATAAGTATCTACTTTCTGCTCATTCAAATGTAACGGCAGGCCTAATCCAGGATAAACCTTCTCCGCATGTAATCTCTTAATAGTCTGAGCATCAGGCACGCCACCTTTAAGCGCTTTTTCATACTGAATTTCAAAGTTAGAGAAATCAGAATTAAGGTTATTTCTTAAATCAAAATATTCACTATCGCCACGCCTACTAATTGCATCTCCAATAGAATTTAAAATGGGAACCTGACTTCCAGTTGGATCTACCATTCCTCCAGAAGTATCCTTAAGTTTCTTTAAATTGCTCTTTGCTCGTAATAACAGTTCTCTGGAACCATGCAATTCATCTAATTTTTTGGCTATTTTTGTTCTCTCCCCAGCCGATTTAATTCTCGGATATTGCGACAAATCTATCCCTAAGTTATCAGCTCTTTCGTAATCATCGCCCCCTCTTCCCCTTTTCTTAGCCCTAGTCTCAGCCAAGCGCATATCATGATATCGACGCTGCTCAGCAAGTTGCGCCTGTCTATGAGACATCATCTCTCTAGCCGCTTCCTGCTTCTGGAGGAATTGCAAGAGTTGCATTTGCCTAATTCTGTCGACTTCCTCTTGTTCGTCGACGGTCATCATTAAATTTCCCATTTCTTTTAAGCGAGGATGATAACTACTGCGTAGTTTAGAAACCCCCATGTGTGACAGGGTACGGCCCGCAGAATTAAGCAATTTGCTCATGAACCCTTCTCTTGTGGGAGACTGTCTTACAGCATTAATCGCAGCGCTTGCACCAGACGCAAGCGGGTCTCTTGGCCCTTGAGGGATGGCCTGTTGTTGCATGGCTGCCATCATAGCGGGATTATCTGTAGGCAGAGGCATGCCGCCTTGACCCTGCGCTTGTGCCTGGGCCATCAGCTGCTGTTGGAGTAATAAGTCTCTTACGTTCATTTAATAATTCCCTTATCTCTGGCCCATTAGAAGGCTACCCAGTAAATTCATACCTGCACCTTCCAGGAAGTCTCCCCAGCGAGGACGTACTCGCTCAGAAGGCATCGGAACGTATTGCCTCTGCAATGTAGCTGGCGCTCTCGGTACTCCAGACAAGAAGCTAATGAGCTGTGCTAGCTTGTCATGTGGGTGATTTTCTCTCTCCCGCCAATCCTGGTAAGCCTGATTTAAGAGCGCTTCTTCATCTTGTTGCGTACTCCTGCCCACGTGCTCTAAGGTTTGTCTATCTTGCAGTTGTGCAGCTTTTTGCAAGGTTGCAAGTTCTGCCATCATTTTTGCTGTTTGTAGCTCTCTTGAGCGGTCTAAGCCGAACTGCTGCATTTGCTGGGAATAGCCATGAGATAAAGCTTCCTCTTGTCTTCCCATAATGTCTCTTTGAATATCTCGAGCAGCATTTCTTGCCATTCTTGCATGTTTAGAGGAGCCATATTGTCCAAGCTGAATGTACCTAGCATCTAATTCAGGAAGGATTTTTTCTTTAAAAATCCTATTACCCTGCATAGCTATATTGTTAGCCATCCTACGCTGGTAGGGGTCTCGGTAATATTGATAATTACTTGGAAAGTGTTGCGTACCCCTTTGAGTTAGCCTAGAAGCATGCTGCAAATAAGGATTAACATTCCCAACGTTTTGATGGGTGAGTCTATTAGCTTCTCTAAGCTCTGCCGGATAATGCGGGACTCTTTGCCCTGTATAGGGCCGATATTGGTCATGCGACAGTTTAACTGAACGCTCAACCGCCTGACGGAAAGCATCCGAGAGATAGGGGGGGAGTTGTTGGGTTAGTGATTCAGTTGTTACTGCCATGTTTTTTCTCTAATACCCATATCTTAGGCGTGCTTGTTGTAAACGTGTAAGCGGATTTGTTGGCGCAGGGGTAGGCACAGGTGCAGGCGCACTCCCCCCGCTCAACAAGCTCCCAGCAATATTCATTGCTGCACCTTCTGCAAGGCTTCTCCAGTCACTCCCATGCATGGTGCTGGAAGGAGGATGTGTTTCAGTCTTTGAAAAACTAGAGGCAAGCCCCGGCACATGTGCTAAAAATTTGAATAGCTCTTCAAGCCTGTCATGCTCATGTCGCTGCTCTTCTTTCCAGAGTTCATACTCTAAATCTAGCAATGCTTGATCATGTGCTCTTGAGCTGTCCCCAACCTTGTATAAAGACTCAATATCTGCGAACTGAGCATCTTGATCGGCTAGCCCAAGTTTCCTAGTCAAATCTGCTGCTTCTAATGCTCTGGTTCTATCCAAATCGAATGCTTGCAAAGCAAGTGGATGCCCACGAGACATGGCGTCTTCATGGTGAGTCTGAAATTCCCTAGCCATGTCATGATTTATGCTTTCACGAAGGCCCTCATGCCTTGAACGGCCACGCGTTGGCTTTAAAAACCGATTACTAATTTCCGGCATTAAGGCTTCATTAAAATTCCTTCGTCCAAGCCTACCAACCTCGTTAACAACAGAATTTTCATAAGGCGCCATGTATTCTTGATAATGGAATGGGCTTTGCGCTTGATTTGCAAGTCTTCTAGTCTCTTCTGCATAGGGTGCGAAACTGCCCACCATTTGATTAGCCAGTCCCCTGGCGCGTTGATGTGAACGAGGAATTGGGGCAACTCGATTTCCAGGATATGGGGTGTGTTCTTGACGAGAAAGCGCAATAGCACGCTCAACCGCCTTTCGGAAAGCCTCATCCAAAAAAGGAGGAAGTTCTGAAGTCGTAGTACTGGTTCTTGGCAAATCTTGAGCAGTAACAGACATTAGTGAACTCTCCCCACGTATGCCCCAAAAGATTTAGACTTTTTCGGCAAGAAAGGCTGCACACCTTTATGTTTTCTCAAATTCTTTCTGAACGTATCCAGAACTTTTGCACCTGTTCGATTATCGCCTCTTCCAATCATGTCTACATGTCTTTTATCAACAATAAGCTCACCAGGGGAAACTTTCGCAGAAATTCTCCCACCATTATTAGCAATGGTTCTAACGTTATTGCTCTGAGGGGAAAGTTTTGCATACGGGCTTTTTACAAATGATTTTTCCATTTTCTTAAGGTCTTGTTGTAATTTTCTAGCCCCATTCTCACTATTGCCGTCACCGTATAGCGAAACGGTTGTTGCATCCATGACAAAAGAGCCTGGGCGAAGGCCAATTGGCACATCATCTGCTTGACCACCGCTTTTACCACTGATATAGCCGCCTTTTACATACCCTTTTCTCTGGGCTTGTCCTTTGACTTTTCCACCCCCCTTAAGCCCCGTTAAAGAAGAGACAATTTTTTGCGGCGAAACATCTTTATGGGTAATTTTTCGTGCCTGCATAGCACTGCCTTGTCCAGTTTTATCTCCTTCGAGCATTTGCAAAAGCTGCATTAGCTTTTCCATGGCAGAAGTCTGCTTGTCATTCACGATATGCTCTATTCTTCTTTTTTTCTCTCTTTCCTGACTGGTTTCTTGAGCCTCTGCCATAGGCATAGCCATGGGCTGTGCATGTGAGATAACACTTTCGCTATAACCATACGGGTCATAACCTGTGCCCGCTTCAGCATAAAATGGCTGTCGTTTGCCTCCAAGCTGCGAAAAAGCACTTGCTAAATGAGGCTTTAATAAGTCTCCGCCTGGAAGACTTGATAATAACCCTTTCTCAAACATCCCCTTTTCAAGCAAGCCTTTATTGCCTAAATTACCATACAGCCCTAATCCTCCCCCCATGCCAGGAGCAGACTTAAAGCCAAGTTGATGCAAAAGAGAAGGATGATGAGCGCCTGTTATCGCCGGAAAAAACCCTGTAGACGCAGGTGTTCCCCCAAAAGCTTGAAAAGCACTCGGTGCAACCGCTGAATAAAGCGCCCCTGCCCCAGCCCCTTTTAGAGCGCCTTTGAGCTTATTTTTATCACTTTTGGTAATTCCATGGCCTAGCGCACCGCCAGCGATAGCGCCCATAGGGCCGCCTAAAGCCGTTCCGCCGACAACCCCTACGACCGCAGGAACTGCCTTAACCAGCCTTTTAATGGCTTTGCCGAGCTTAAAACCCATTTTTTATTCCTCAATACATTGGATTTTCATATGGCATGGGTTCATACCCTACCGGGCCACCGTCCGCGTAGCTATATTGCGGTTCCGGGCCTGCATTGTTGTACCCTTGCGGCATGTAAGCGTTTTGGGATTGACTTTGACCACCCGTACCATAGCGATAAACCGCACCACTCAAATTCTGGTCTCTATAGTGTTGTGGAATCCGAGAATTGAACTGATTGTTCATGAAGTTCGAGAAATGACTACCCAATCCGTATCCTTGCATACTTTGGGGTAACATTTGATTAAGACGGCTGCCAAGACCATTAGAGAAGTTTTGACCCATTTGACCAATGGACATGTTTTGATATTGTTGGGGGAGTATTTGATTAATGTAACCGCTCCCCATTTGGGCGAGCTGCTGCATGTTCTGCTGAGAAGGCATAAAGGAAGAGACGCTTGGAGTATGCCCTTGAGAAAGACCTCCCAAGATATTGCCACCTGCATTCCCAAGCATGCTTCCCACCTGCATGCCAGCGGGGCCGCCAATCATGCCCCCTAATCCCATGCCAAGTGCCGGCATAGCTTGGCTAGCCATGCCCATAAGGGGCTTACCTACTGCGTTGTAAGCTGAACTTAGTCCATGGCCTACTGTTTTAGCTGCTGAACTAATTCCATGTCCCACTTTACCAAAAAAATCTGAAAACGCACTCATTAAACACACTCCCTGTGTTGATGGCTAAACTCCCCAATCCTTGGGGAAAGACCTATTATACCCCGACTTGATTAATTTGTGGGGATAGATTATTATCGAGGTGTTTAATAACTCCTTCAAAGTTTGATTGAAACTCCTTCTTTGATTGAATGTGTTAAACATCTTTCTCCCCTATCTTTCTTGTCTGAACCACAATTGAGATAGGGGAGAGGATTTTTATCTCCTAGTTTTCATCGGACACTAAAAAAACTTAAACGCAACACCTACACTGTAAACAAAGTTATTTTTAGGCTTCAATACTGCATCTGCTCTTTCATGTGCAGTGATAGACTTAAACCTTGAGTAATTCTCCCAATTTATGCGTGCACGCAAATAGGTTTTTTCATCAACTGCCGCTTGCAAACCTACTCCAGCGGTTAGTAATAGCTTTTTCTTGTGAAAAGTTCTATTTCCAACGCTATCTAAAAATGCTACTGGAGGCATCGCCCCAAAGTTATTTTGCACCAGTTTATCCCTAGCAATAATATTTGCACGTGCTAAACCAATACTAGTAAGAAAGGCAACGCAGTCTTGTTTATACACAGGAATAAGCCCTATGACTTCTGCATGCCAATCCTTGAACTTAGTGGTACCACGATGCACAGCAGGCGGATAGCCCACTGGCATGCCCACAGCCTGACCACCACCCAATGAACTGATTCTGGTCTGTTTAGCGCTTAATTTTCTCCCAAATTCAAGACAAACAGAATCTGAAAGATTGACACCCAGGAAAAGATTAGCCTGTGGCTGCTGCTTACTAAAAATGTTACCGCCAAATGCTGCTTGTGTCCTATTGTGGCGCATTTGAGCCTCAATACCTGCATAGGGAGCTAATTTTACTATCTGGTCCTTAAACGAAAAGGACGATATAGTCTCTTTAAATGAAAAAGATAGTGCAGCTGAACTGTAAGTTAGTGCACATGCACATAGAAACAGAAGTTTTTTCATAATATCACCTCATTAGTGTTAATTGTTTACTATACCAGAAGAATCAGGAGTTTTCGGGGTGGAGACTTGAGCCATGGTATAAAACACCGCCATTGCCCATTCTGGCCATGCTGCATACCCTTGTGGGCCAGGTGCTGCGTTCCTGGAAAAGCTATTCTCTTGTACTAGCATATTCCCCCATTCTTTCCATTTGGTTTCATCTAATAAAATAGGGATATTATCAGTTGGAAAATCGATAATAAGTGAATCTGCCCACTTTTTTAAAGTAGTAAACTGAGGTAGCATCATGGGCGATCATCTCCAGTTTTAACAACAGTGAGAATTTTACCCATTTGGAAAGAGCCATTTTGAGCATTGTTCTCAAAAATAAGGGACATTTCTCGAGCTTGTATCCGAATATCTATTTTCTCGGTGGCGCTGTTAAACGCAATGGGATCGTAGGTATTAGGGGTAGAATTTGCATAACTCTTACCCTGCACCCTTAACGCCATATCACCTTTTGATATGAAATCTGGCTCTAACTGATAAAGATAAGTGTTTTTGCTCATCCCCCCAACTTGTCCATCTATCCCTTCTGCGCAGAAGGAGAAAAAACAGCTTTGCACTTTAGAGAGAATGGGCGTAATTGTATTATCTCGCATTACTTTATTGTAGCCCTTCTCATGTATCCACACGCTGTAATTTCCATCGTTATCAGGCACATTACTTGCCCAAATAGGATTGGGGAAGACTTGTGGGAAATAACCCGCGCTGCGATTAGAATTAAAAGTAGGTGCATTAGAAGGCGTATCATACCAGGTTTGTTCTCGTACATTGTAAATAAGCGCCCAATTTGCTTCGGTGCTAGTTCCCTTTGGAAAATGCCACCATATTTCGCCAAATCGCGTTATTTTGGTAGCCCATACCTTCTGACGTTGAGCATAGTTTAAGTTCTCAAAAAAGAAGTTTATAGACATATCATTTTTGAGTTCTTGCACCGTACCGTTATACATTAAAAAACGGTCAACACCTATCCAATAAAAAATGCCGTCGTATTCAATAATGCTGTTGCTAGATAAAATTGAGCTTTCATCTGTCACCGTATCAAAACTAAACTCCACTCCGACGTTGGTTATTCTTATAACGCTATCTAAACTCCACAGTAGGCCAGCAGGGCTGGTATTACCGCCTCTGGTTGCCATTCCAGCGACAATTTTGCTGCCAGTGACACGGGCACTTTCTAAAATTTGTGTTACGTCACTTGGAGTCGTCCACTTTACATCCCCATAATTACCGTACATAAATAAATAAGGATGTAGTGCAACGATGCCTCCAGATACACTATGTCCCGTTGGGATTAATTGATTGTTAGATAAAATATCGCCATAGTACACTGGTGTTTCTATAGTGCTATCAATGGCATTTAAGCTTGCAGCAGCATGTGCAACGATAATTCCAGAGTCACTGGTTGAATCATACATCGTATCAAACTTCCAGTTATTGTTTAGATTGGCTGCAAAAAGGTTAGGCGTCCTATTTGTTAAATCCGGAGAAACAGGCTCACCAAATTGGTTTATTGTTAAGTATTTTACCGATTCAAAATCAGCGATATAAATGTTCAAATTAGGAGAATTAGGCACCACATATACTTTCCTAGGGATATTAGGGAGACCCCCAGTCAGCTGTTTATAGCCACCCATCTTTCTGGGCATACCAAACTGAAATCTTACCCACTCTCCATCAATCCAGGAGCGACTTGAGAAATTAGTGCTATCTCGACTAATGCCCGGCTGAACAGTCAGTACAGAGATTTTTTCCGACATTAGTCTGCGTCCTTATTAGAAGATCGGTCTGAGCTACGTTTTTCGCTCTCATCAGCCAAACTCTCAATACCCGCTTGATAAATACTTTGCCAAACTGGTAATCGGTCATCATTTTGCAGAAAAGCGACTGATTGGATTAAAGAGCCATACAGCAGCACATCTGGTGCAAAATCTGTCAGCCAATTGGTTTGATTCTGTGGGCTTAAGGGCGGCGGAGTCTCTAAGTAACAATATTCAAATGGGTAAGCCTGGTCTGGGGTAGGTGCAATTAATAGATGAGAAAAGCCATAATCTGCATAAAACTTGGGTATGCTTGTTTTAGTATCATCTGGCCAGTAGTTACGAAGGTATTCGTATTTTCTAAATAAAATAGGATTTCTAATGGTGTTGGCCTCTCCTGTACCAAAATTAAAGGTGATATTGCGACGCCATCTAGCGGGTTTGGCTATTACTGCGTTTCCTGCGATGAAGGTGCCATGGACGTATTGCTCAAAGCCAATGGTAATGGGTTTACCTCTTACCTTTTCGCGGCCAATTAAGAATTCTGCTTGGGAGATAAAATTAGGAAGTTGAGCAATGAATTTTGCATCATTATCCCTAATCATATAAGACTTAATCTGCTCTAGCAGACTATTATAGGTCATTGTCATGGATTACCTTCCTTGGTATGGGTATGCTAGCTCATCTTAATCCTAATTGCTCTTTTAGGACAGCTATGAGGGCTGGATGGATTCTATCTGCAATATGCCCCCCTTTTTTTAAAGGGGTGGGAGAAATAGGTTCGCCATAGACATACTCATTTATCGTATCATAGATTTTTTTAGGCATATCTGGCCATCCTTGTTTAAAATGATGCATTCCGATTGCAGGATCAAATCCTTTGGCTTTGGCTTGTGCTAATAACCTTCTATCAATTGTTCTCTGCTCCCTTCTTGCTTTGCGTTCGCCAGGAGGTCTCTGTGGCCTGCTTAGAGGGGTTTCAGGATCAAGAAATGTAGAACGAACCGGAAACGGATAAATGGTCGGACGCACATCATTTTCCCCTCGCAAATCAAGCGGAGGAGGATATTCATCTTTTTTAAAAGTATACAAAGAAGCTGGATGAGGCCTCATATCAAAATCCCCGCTAATTCTATCTTCATTATATTGAATTGAAGGAAGTCTAGGATAACCAGTACTTCTCTGATGCTGAGATTTTGCATATTTCGGACTATCATACTTAGGATGATTTGCGTTTTCATGTGGGCCAATTCCAATCCAAGCTGGATGAACTAAATCAGGTTGAAATCCACCCATATCATCTAACCACATATGTGCAGCTGCGCGCTCAGCTTCACTATTCAAAAGGTCATCACCAGCATTTTGGGTAGCATATACATAGCTAATTGGAAAATCTTTTGCTAAATTTCTAAAAGTGGTGTCACAAGAATCACCATACTTCCCACCTTTATCCAGACAAGGCTCTCTTTCTGAAAAAAACTTGATTTGTTTACCTGGCCCACGATTAATTAGTCCCTGAGAAGCAGCTTGATCTAAAAGATCTCTAAGAGAGTCTTCCGGCATCTCTCTTTCTGAATCTTCGATTTTAAGAGCCTGGTTAATCGCTCGCCTCAGCCCTACCCTTTCACTATGTTTTCTGGGGTTCTGTCCTTCAGAAGCAGTAGTAATCATGAGAGCTCCAGGAAAGCTTACTGAAGCAAAATTACGCTTACCGTCCCTTGTAGCTGGAAGGTTGAATGGTCCATGCTCATATCTTGCTGCTAAGGCCGCTCTTGCAAGTGGGCCATAATACTTATGATTTATGAGCGTATGATAAGGCGCTTCTAATAGCCAATTTTCTTTCTTTACTTTAACTTCACTACCTGGTACTGACATAAAACTACCCTTTAATTAAGTTTTAAAAATAGCTTAAAAAGCCTTTCTTCCTTGATATTTTTAAAAATCAAAGTTAGTATATCAGAATGCCCCAAAAGAAGTGGAAATATCATGCCTATATCTGATAAATTAATTAAAGAAATTGAAGAAGGAACATACAAAGAATTTCAACTAAAATTAAATAACCAAGACATTACTTATAAAGACATAGAAAAACTAGTCCCTGCAATTAAAAAAAATCCCCATATAAAAATATTGTCTTTACATGAAAACCAAATTGGAAAAAAAAGCGCTAAACTATTAGCCACCATTGATAATATATTCGAATTAGACGTATCTTACACCAATATACGGGATGAAGGAGCTCAATATCTATTTAAAAGCACTATCGCTTACATAGACCTTGGTGGTAACAGCATTACAGATAAAGGATTAAATGGAATAGAATCGAATAATACCTTGAGACAACTTGATATATATCCAAGCGCTATCACCGAAAAAGGTATCGACCTTATCTTAAAAAATAAAAGCCTAGACACTTTGCATATAAAGTACAGTGCAATAAAAGATATAGAAGCTGTCAGGCAAAAATTATCAACACACCATTCCTTACAAAAAGTCATTATAGAAGGTGGTAATTTGACTTTTGAAAAAAAGAAAACTGAGATCCCTTCCTCCACGGCTACAACTTCAACCACGATGGCTTCTACGTCAACAACCTCTTCAACCACCTCTGCTTCATCTCCCATTACTTTCTCCTTTCAAGCCAAACAGAAAAAATCAAGTAGTAGAAGAAAATATAAATACAAATGGGTTGCAAAGCCTAAAAAATAAGTCAATCTAATATTTTGAGACTGAGAGGTCAGATGATATGATGTCTAAGTAGTGGAAAAGCCGGTGTAGACATCCGGCCTTTCCGTATCTGTAAACGTGTTTTAGGAGCATCTACAGATTGAGCAAAGTATACCAGATTAGGCTGCTTTGTTCAATAGGACTGCTCCTATAACTTAGGAGCAAATCATGAATATGGTAGTTGTCTGTTTATTAGGATTTTTTAAGGATTGTTTTTCTAGAAATTTTCCAGGAATAGAAAAGGGAGAAAAAGGGATGACCAGTTACACTGGATTGGCTTATTTCGTAGTTGCCTATATTATTTCTATAATTTTTCACAAGCATGAGTCTTATATAGATTGGCTTATCCCAGAAAAGTGGCTTGCTATAGCCTTTGTTGCCGGTTGGTTTATTGTTAACTTTTTTTTAACTGCTCACGTAGCGCTTGAGAATTCTTTGATAGAACTCCAAAATACATCAAAAAAAGAAAGAGAGATATTCGCAGAAATATTAGAAAAAAGAGCTGAAAAAGATGAATGTGTCAAAAAATTAAGGTACTGGCTTAATGAAATATCAGGAAACACACAGAAAGAAGGTGGCTATAATCTTGCTGACGTAATGAATGAATGCGCAGAAGCACTAAGGAAAGCCTCGATATCAGAGGCCGTCATACATGACCTTGTAACGCCTCCTAAACATACAAACGATTGGTACCATTTCGATAGCAAATTAAGGGAAATAATAGTTAATAACTTAAAATACTAATTGCAATAGCGTAAGTCAATGGGAGCGTAGCGCCTATTAAGGCAGTCCTTAAGCAGCATTTGCCTGTTGACCAACAATTGACACAGTTATCGTTCCACTAGTAGACACTAGTGCATAATAGTTGGCAGGTACATATATTGTTATTGGAAAATATCCAGTTGTTGTTACTCCACTCAATATAGTCTGTTGTGTTGGAGAGGAAGTCGAACCCACACCAGAAAGAATACTTCCAGATGAATTAGCTGTAATATTTAAATACAGATTTAATATAATATCATAGCCAAATGGGTTGTAATAAGCTGTTCCTAAAACTAAAGAGCTAGATTGCGATGATGGAGGAGACAATTGAGCAAATTTCTCAGCATTCCACCTGTTTCCGTTATAGATTAAATATGCGCCTCCATAGTTAGATGTAATCAATGGATAAAATAATGATGCGTTTTTATTAATAACTACATTAGCAGTAGCAACATTATAAACATAATTTCCATCAGGTGTAATGGCTACACTAGTTGGTATCCCTCCTGCTGATATAGTGTTGAATACTGATGGAGAACCAGAAGAAGCATTCTGAATAATTGTTAAGCTACCTGCACTGAAATTAGTAACATACGCATAGTTTCCATTAGGCGTAATGGCTACATCATTTGGAGAAGTTCCTACCCCAACGGTTGTTAATACTGATGGAGAACCAGAAGAAGCATTCTGAATAATTGTTACATTGTTAGATCCACTGTTAGCAACATACGCATAGTTTCCATTAGGCGTAATGGCTACAGCTTGTGGATTAGTTCCCGCTGACACAGTTGTTAATACTGATGGAGAACCAGAAGAAGCATTCTGAATAATTGTTACATTGTTAGATCCACTGTTAGCAACATACGCATAGTTTCCATTAGGCGTAATGGCTACATCATATGAAACACTTCCTGACGCTAATGTTGTTAATACTGATGGAGAACCAGAAGAAGCATTCTGAATAATTGTTACATTTCCTGAGTTAGCTACATAGGCATAGTTTCCATTAGGCGTAATGGCAATCCCTCTTACATTAGTTCCAATTGCTAATGTTGTTAATACTGATGGAGAACCAGAAGAAGCATTCTGAATAATTGTTACATTGTTAGATCCATTATTAGTAACATACGCATAGTTTCCATTAGGCGTAATGGCTACATTATATGGAGAAGTCCCTACCCCAACGGTTGTTAATACTGATGGAGAACCAGAAGAAGCATTCTGAATAATTGTTACATTGTTAGATAAACTGTTAGTAACATACGCATAGTTTCCATTAGGCGTAATGGCTACATCTTTTGGATTAGTTCCTGGCGTCAAAGTTGTTAAGGGTAAAGGAAATAAAATTATATCATTTACACTTTTACCATTGCCATTAATACTAATATTATTAGTAGTAGCAGTTCCTGCATAATCTACTATCTTATAAGTCTGCCCGGTCGCCGGGCTAGCAGGCAGTGTGATAGTAGTAGGTAAAGTCATATTAACTGCAATAACACTATCTGTTAATAAAGCAGTGTAATCGCCTGTCACTAAAGTCACATTATCAACAAATCCTGAGCTTGTTACTGAAGCAAAAGATAAAGTCCCAGCGCCATCTGTTTTTAAGAATTGATTAGCGCTACCATCCGTTAATGGCAATGTCCAAGTAGTGCTTCCAGCTAGGGTACTAGGGGATTTTAAGGCAACGAAACGTGTATTTGTTGAATCGTACAATTTAATATTCCCTGTTGATAAAACATTCAATGCGCCTCCGCATTGGGTTATTCCTAGCACATCCAAATCAATCCCAGCGCTCGGTGCTTTATTAATTCCCACGCTCCCAACAGATAAGTAATTGGTTATGTTCATAACCTCTGTCTTTGTACTTCCACTTAAAATCCCTAACTTTAGGCCATAATTAGAAGCGCCATTATAACCAGCAACATAACCACCATTAGTGCCTTTTAGAAAAATTAAACTTGTCTGATTTGTGCCTGAACCAGTGTAAGAGCTTGTAAAACCACCTACATCTATGTCTGCAGTAGAAGTACTTAACGTATGAAAGAGGTAGGAAGGAGAAGAAGTTCCAATTCCGACGTTCACTCCACTCCCTAATACCATTGAGTTGCTAGTAGCTACAGAAGCATTGGCACCAATAGCAATTGCATTAGTTAAGCTGTTAACAGAAGCATCCGCACCATTTCCAATAAAAGTGCAATTAGTATAGGTTGTTCTAGCGCTTCCAGCTTGATACCCACAAGCAGAGTTTCCACTTCCAGTGGTATTAATATTTAAAGAGTTAACTCCAAAAGCAGCATTATTTGCCCCTGTAGTAGCGGATAAAGCACTGGTACCAAAAGCAGCATTATTATTAGAGCTAACATTTGATGTCAAACTATTATAACCAAACGCGCTATTTGAAGCTCCAGTTGTGTTTGATTTAAGCGCATTCCCTCCAAAAGCACAATTAGCGCCGGCACCCAAATTACTTTGTAATGCTTGATATCCAAAAGCGGAATTATTGTTGCCTGTATTGGACAATAAGGCAGTTGCGCCAAAAGCACTACAGAAATTCGCAATAGTAATACTTTGTAATGCTTGATATCCAAAAGAAGTATTGTCTGTTCCTGTAGTATTAGATAATAGTGCTCTATATCCAAAAGCACTATTTCTTACACCGGTAGTGTTAGCTTGTAAACTACTACTTCCAAAGGCTGAAAGACTGCTAACGGTGCTTACATTTAAAGCATTAAATCCAAATGCGCAGTTATCATTACCAGTGCTATTTATTCTTAAAGAATTTGCTCCAAAAGCACTATTATTATTTCCGGTGGTGTTTGTAAGAAGAGATTGATAACCAAAAGAAGAATTAGGGGTGCCAGTAGTATTATTTTGAAGAGATTTACTCCCAAATGCTGAGTTTTGAGAAACCGTGTTAACATTTAAAGAATTATTTCCAAAAGCACAGTTATCGCTTCCAGTTAAAGTGGTATTCCCTGCCGTTTTGCCAACAAAAAGATTGACATTGGCATCGTCTAATATTCTTGTTGAGCTTACTGCATTGGTTACTTGTCCCTGGGAATTAACAGTAATATTTGCGACATTATATGAACCAGCCGTCACGCCTGTATTCGTAATAGATATCGTTCCTGTTTCCACAATCGGATTCGGAGTACAAGTAATCCCTGTTCCTGCATTTATCTGTGTAACCTCGCCCCCAGCTGAGTCTAGCTGTGCCCACATATCATCTTGGTAGCCATAAAAAGCACCAGCAGTGGTGTCGTATACCAACATGCCGTTAGTATCATTATTAACTTCCAGAGCCTCTCGTTCAGTGGTGGTCATTCTGGAAATAAGAAGAGCTCCGGTAGAAGATTTAATTTCAACTAATGCAGAGCTAGAGCTAACACCCGTTCCTGGAACCTCTGAAGTAAATAATGTACATACTTGAAAATCTGAAGGATTGGGAGTAGAAATTATTTCTCTCTCATAAAATTCAACAGGGTTTAAGCTACCAACATAGATACCACCATATGTACCTCCCTCAGCATTAAATTGGATGTAGCCAAGATTCCCTATTTGTTTAGTTGTATCGAGCGCATCTTTAAGAAGACCCCTTCTTCTAGCTAATAAGGTCGCCGGGAGGTTAACATCTGATATGGCAACTCCACTATCTTCTATAGATTCGCCGTCTGTCACATCAAAGGTAGCGATGTTTCCTATTACAGATGTTTCTGGCCCTGTTACGTTACCAGTCGATGTGGAAATAGGCACCCATTCGCTTTCATCATCTTCACCTTCCACTCTAAAATTAAAGGAACCTTGATCTAGGTTAAACACAACCATCCCATCGGTGATAACCGGTAAAGCATTCATCTGTGCTTCAGTCATCCGAGGGATTAATAGAGCGCCCGTAGTTGATTGGATTTCTAAGGCCGCACTAACGGGTTGACCACCAACTTTGGTAAAAGAAGGAATAGAGTCCGCTTGCGGATTATTAGAGACTAAAAGGCGTGTTAACTGCGTTGGTGTTGGTTCTGACATTGACATTCCTTGTCATAAAAAATTTAAGAAACCCATTCTCCATTAACAAATGTTTCGACATCATTAAGTTCCGTATTGTATCGAATCATCCCATCGATTCCGGGATCTGGCCTTTGTGCTGTTGTTCCACGTGGAATCAGTAATGCACCTGTTCCGGCAGCAACAGGGTTTGGTTGACACATTGAATTAATATCTGCCACTTGTGCGGTTAAAGCAGCATTGTCTAACCGAAAGCTATTGCCCCCCTGTCGATTAAAGTTCACCGCAATTTGCGAAATGGAAATCGGACTTGCATTACCAAATCCATCTTGCAATTGCTGTAATACATTACTTAATCCTTGACCATTATTGGTGGTGGTCAATAAATCCCCGTATATCGACATAAACTGCTTCTGGGTTAAATTACTCATGATGATGTCCAGCTTGCATTTTCTAGTTGCGCTCTTAGCTGCGCTTGGGTTAGGGCATTTTCAACAGGATTCGGTGTTCCATTTGCAACCAAAACAGGCGCTATCCCTTGATCTAACAAAGCCTGTCTTTGACTCTGAGGAGGTGCAGGTGCGCCATCTTGGATATTACCAATTTGGTTAATGGGTAGATTGATTTCAGAAATCACCGGCAAGGTGTTATTGGAAAAAGTCTCAGTACAGCCTTGCGGTGGGCGCGGGTCTTCTATGGGATAAGGGTCTCCTAATACAATTGGCGGCATTAACTGGGGTTGCGGCTCACTTAAATAGGGCCTTCCTACATAAAACCCCGTCCAGACCAAGTCATTGCCGCGATATTCCATTTGCTTAACAAGGTCAGCGCGATTAAAGACAAAGCCGGTGTAGTCACAAATCCCCAATGCTCTTGGCGAATTAATATCGATGCTGACATGTTTTCCATGCGGTCTATAGCTCATACTCTCCCCCATCCTTGAGAATTACCGTAGATAGTTAAGGGTACTCTTTCTCGGTCTTCAATATAAGCGGATTTAAATGCCTTTTCTGCATCCGCTCTTAAAGCATCTAATACTTCCAAATTCTTTTCTTTAAGCGCAAGCTTATACGCTAAAGCAGAAGCCAAAGCCTCTAAAAAACGTGAAGGCACAGGCGGACTATCGGTCATGGCGCCAATGTCTTCTGGCATCTCAATATAAGTAAAAAATAAACAGTTGTACTGACTATTGGGAACCGTCCACAGCGTAATAGTTGGATTTATCACCCTTGCTACATAAAAAGAAGAAGGCGCGCCTGACTGATTCTTATTAGGATAGGCCATATAATCTGCCCTAGAAACACGAGTAAGTTTTCTGTCATTGGTAGAAGTGTTGAAATATGCTTCTTCAATGTTCAGTGTGGCACCCCCCGTTTCCCGAATTCTAAAATAATTAGCAAGGGTTGGAATGTCGACAATAAACCAAGATATAAGCCCCTGACCATATTCTTGAGCGTCTGGCATTCCTGCTATAAACCAATTGATGCCATCTAAAGAGTATTCAAAAACTAAGGTGTAAGTTAATGTCGCGCCAGACTGAATCCCTACCATTTCTATGGCATATTGAGATTGTCCCCAGCCATAACCAATATTGCCGTTAGCTCCGGTTTGCACACACGCTGTTTGAGTATTATTGTCAAACGCATTTTGGGCTACCCCACTACTGGCAAAAGGCGTTCCTCCTAAATTACGATTAGAGGTTCTAACATGCACTTCAAGTACGTCACTGGTAGCAGGAGGCAACAAGTAGGTGCCCTGATTAGGGTATAAAGCTAACATGGCCGCTCTGACCGTCCAAAGGTTAAGCCCTTCGTTTGGCCATTGGGAAAGAATAAAGTTTAAAGAGCGCTGCGCTGCTTCTATTCGTTCCTGTACAATAGATGAAGCCGCGTCTACAGGATTACCAAATACTCGCTCATAGGCTTCGCGAATAATTTGTTCAACTTGGGGAGATTGAAAATTAAAAGTTTTAGAAGTCGACAAAGCATTTCTCCCTACCTCTTAGGTAATACCTTGTTGTAGGAAAGTAGAGACTAAAACAGCATCTTCATCTGTGTTAATTTGAATAAACGCATAGCGAACTGGAAATTCGCAATAAGCCATTCCAGCCTGCGTCTCGTCATGTAAAATATCAACCGGAAAAACATGATGAGGATTCAAATTTCCGTTCACTTCATCTAAGGTAAAACCAAAAGAATAGCTAAATTCGTCTCCACCTGCTAATGGGTAGACTTGAATGGATAGCATTGGATATGTGCATTGATAGTTATAAGTAAAGTATTTAGTTCGCCCTAATAGGCCACTCCCAATATTTACCCCGTTACCTCCTACTGCACCATTAACAGAGACACTGGTGATGGAATCGAAAATTTGGGTTGTATAAACAGTAGTCGCACTTGGCCCCGCTCTAGTTTCTGAAATAGGAACGCCATTTAAAACACCCGACACTGTAAAATTGATTGCAGATAAATCCTCATCAGAAGTAATAGAAACATTTCTAGCAACATCTTGAAAAGGGACAGAGGTGATATTTAGAGCTTGTTTTTGGGCGTTTTGGTATACCGTACCGTTAAGCAATAAATTTCCCGCCCCCGCTGTGTTTTGTGTAGCACAGATATATTGCGCATCAGCTGCTGTCCAAACTAAAGTAATTGGATGTGCCATCTTTTATTTTCCAGGCGGTGTGCCATAAAGATTAATAACGTCATACCAAAGAATAATATTAACCTTGGAATTTTCCCCAATTATGTAGGGTTGTAGTCCATTACTTAATGATACTGGGGCATTCTCTATTTCAGAGAAAGGGTATGGATAATCTTTGGCAACATAAAAACGAGCGATGGGTTCTTTCGCTTCAGGAGTAAGAAAATATTGTGCCCATGTCCCTGCAATTTCATAACCCAACCCTTGTGATCCAGGCTTACTACCATATTCCACGTATAACTGAGCGGGCTGAGCTGGAATAAGGGTATTGTCTGGTATGCTAATAAAAGAAACCTTATCAACTGCATAGCATAAACCTTGACCTGGAGCAGGCAGCAGTTCGATAGCAGTATCATACATCCCTGCAATTTCTTGCTTACCAAAGCTAAAATAACTAATTTGCATATCGCCCTCCCTGGCGTTAAGGCCTATTTAGGCAGTGGCAACCGTCTCCATTGGCTCTTGGCCCACTGATTCTTTAACCATGTCTCGCATCAATAACACAGAGTCAGAGTAGCCTTGTGCAGCCCCTTCCAATCTAAAAATGTTTGCTTGAGTAATCTTTTTGTCTTTTCGCAATCTTTTGATTGCACTTTCAACCTGAATAAGATATTCAGCCTGTTTCTTAATTTCAGCCTGAACCTTTTCCTGTAATTCAGCAATTTTTGAGACGTTATCCATGTTTCTATCCTTAATTAAAAAGCGTTAACTATTGTATACCAAACTTTGACTACTGCTGTTCCATTTCCTGCTGCAAAAGCCGTTTGACAAGTTATGCAAACAAGAGCATTTGTTACAGCAGCAGTAGTAAGAGGAGTAGCGCCTGATATAGCGTGACCTGCACCTACTGCAAAGTTATTAGTATTAACGTTAATAACAGCAGCGTTGACTAATTCTGTGGCAAGATTTCCCGCAGTATACGCAGTCGCACCATATTGCAAGGCTATTCCAGTTCCTCCACCTGTAAATGGTGTGGCCCCCGCTGTAAAGCTAATGGCAAATCTATTAACTATGATTATTTTCCCTGCACCTGGCGCAGCAATGACCTGCACTGCGGCTCCATTCATCGCAATGATATTAGCAGCCGTTAAATTAACGGTAGCCACCATTGAGCCGCCATCGCTCCAACCATCATTAGCATATGTGCTCTCTGAATTTAAATCAGTATCAAAAACCTTCATTCCAGCCACAACTGGAGCCAACGCATTCTTCTGAACAGTCGTCATCCTGGGAAGCACAAATGCTCCAAGCGTTGACTGAACCTCTAATGCAGCAGCAATCGGTTGGCCGCCCACTTGAGTTAGCGTGGGTACCGCATCAGTAGAGCCGCCCGTTACCTTAACACTATCGGCAATTAAAGCTGCCGTAGAGAGAGTTACCCCTGTTGCTTTTAAATTAATAGGCATCTGTAACTCCTAGATTAGTTTGGTGCCGAAACTCCGCCACCATAAATGGCTCGGAAGTTAGTTACTCCAAATGAATATCTCTCGATAGCTTTGGCCATTAGGTTATCGGTACTAAAATCAGCATAAACGTCAATTTCAGCTTTTTCTCTAACATAATGTTTAAAGCCGTCTGGCGCATCGGTCAACACAAACCAAGCATTAGGATTGGTTAGATATTGGTTAACGCGGTACCCTTTGGGTAGATAGCCCAAGTTGTACATAGCGTTGATATCGTTATTAGCAGTACCCACTCGGAATGCAGAAGCCGTTAATCGCTCCGCAACAAACTGAAGCTGGGGTGGCACGACTAACATAATAGGTTTAATCATGGCGGTTAACCCGGCTGCGTCTTTAGACTGTTGAATATTGATAATCGCATTCTCTAAGGACGTCTCATTTAAGTCCGCTGCTACAAGGCTAGCATTTGCCACAACGCCACCGTCAATCGGATGGGTTGTAGAAAATAACGGTTTTCCATCTCCAATTGGGAAGGAAGTGTTAAAGCCGTTGTTTAGAGTGCTGGCACCCAAAATTTCTTTGGTCTGAGCCATTGAGGTTTTCAATGCCTTGACCATAGTTGGAAACCTAGTTTTGTAAAGGTTGTCGACCAGGGCTTGTCTCGTGATAATAAACGAGAGACCTACGTACTTGTGGGTGTACTGTGTGACAGTTCGCTGACCCATATTGTCGATAGGAGTGGGGGCGCCTTCAGGTCTAAACCCAGCAAGTCCCAACATCTTCAACTCAACTTCGTATTCAGTCATCTTGTCAGAGGTCAGGGTTTCGTATATTTCTGACCATTGACTTGGATATCTATCGTAATCGCCCCAGATGGCTTTGACGCCAGGTCTTAGCAGGTTAGCAATAGCGCCAGTATTAATAGGCATTTCACAATCTCCCTAATGTTATGTGCTTCTTCCCTCGAAGCGATGAAATCTTAAACTCCAAGCGACCCTGTACCACCTGAGCGCAATGGGTTGTTGTTAATAACAACTAAAATGTTGTTGTAATTGATACCTGGTCCATTATTTGGGATAGGCGTAAATCCAACTATTTTTAGCTGTTTGGTGGCACCCGCGCCTAATGTGCTGACATCTGCATAAAACCCAGATTGCTGAGTACGTGTAGAGCCTGCACCCGCCGCCAAATCAATATTGGCATTGATGTCAGCCGCTGCAATGTAGTTAATAGTGGGAGGGGCACCAGTAGAATTTTTTGCTTGAATGTTGAAGATAATAAGTGGGTCGTCAGCGACATAAGCAGCCGCATTTAAGCCGCCCTGAGTAGCTGTATTTGCTAACCAATAATCGCGGCTAACGAAGTTGCCGTCAGTGTCCGTGTACTTTACACCGACAAAAACGCCGGTGATGGGATTACCGGCGCCCGCAGTTGCACGGCCAATAGTGCCATCAGCAAGTACATAAACCGGGTCGCCATAAAAAAGAGAGGTGTTATAACCGGAAGCAATAGAATATTCAGACTGCTGACCACTCCATGTGCCGCCTAAATAAAGAAAAGGTTGTAGTCCTTGTGGACCATCAGTGCCATACGACATTTTTGACTCTCCTGTCAAAACCAATACTTACGATGGAAATTCCATTTCCATCACGGTTTCAATGTCGCATGATATGCGGGGGGGGATTTGCACCCCGACCTTATTTATAGAGCTTGGTCCGCTCTATAGGGACTGTGTTACTTTACCAGTCCCCTAATTTCCGTGTCAACATTTTTTTAAGCTAGCAGATTACCACCCGCCTCTTTCAACTGCCAAAGTCCTACGTAATGAAGACTGGCCGGTAGGATCTATCATTGGGTTTGCCATAATACCATCACGAGATTCAACTCCTTGGTATCCTGGCATCGTTGCAATCACCCGATTGGTATATTCATGCAGCGCTCGCAACTGCTCTTGATGCCACTCTAAGGGGCGCTCAAACAGAATAAGTCCGCCTCGGTGAATGTACCCATTCAAGTACTCATTTCTAAAAGAGACTCCCATCAACATCATCTGCGGGTGCCTCTCAACAGGAACAGGCGTCCAGCCTTCAGCAGCCAACTGAGCCAATCTATTGTTGTCAGGCTCACCAACCGTAGAGGCTCTACCCCAGCCATAAACCCAACCTTCTTCAACCCATTCGGGGGGAATATCTAATGGGTTAGAGCTAGATGTGTATGCTCCCGCTCTTAATTGAGACATGCGCTCTTCTGCGCGACGTGTGCCTGATTCTCGGCTACTGCGTTCTCCTTTCACTTTTGCTACTCCCTTAGTTTGCAAACTGTTAATTTGGGTACCGAATTTGGTCCCTTGTTCAGTCATATTCCCACATCTTTTGTTTATACTTTTCCTTCTTATAAGAATTTTTGCTTATGTCAAGAATATCGCATACCTCCTTTTCTTTTTCGGAAAGGCAGTATTGCCCGATATTCATATGGAATTTAAATTTTTCTAAAGCCACAAGGAGCTTATAAATTAATCTTCTATAATGAGAAATTAACTTATTTTTAAGCATTAAAATTTTTGATTTTTTAACTTTTACATTCTTTGTTTTTTTCATTAAACCTAAAGAAGATACCCTATTCATATGTTCTTTAAACTCCTTCGAATGTACAGGCCCGCACATTGGTATTTCTACTGGCAGAACCTCTTGAAGGCCAGCTTTATCATAAAGCGCTTTAAATATACCTGAGTTCATAAGCTCATATTCTTTCTTTTCGGCTTCATCTATGACTTTGGACCTTTCTAATAAAATCAAGCCACCGCTTCTAATAGCGCCATCTTTATGATACTCGGATAGCTCCGGGTGCCTATCTGCCGGTACAACGGTCCAACCTCTTTGCTTAAGGTCGTGCATTCTGGTATCGTCACGTTCTTCCCTTATTGCAACGCAATCTCCAAAAGGGCTTTCAGTAATTTCTTTAACTCTTAAGGATTCTCTCCCCAGGAAATAAACAAATCCTTCTGGAGGCGTCCCTAAATCAGTAAATATACTTTTATGCTCAATGTTATCTAAATTAGATTGTTCCATATTTAATTTCCTTAAATTAATCCAAATTACCTACCATATCTCCATTTGGTTTCAGGGTCACTTAATTCCTTAAGTTTTTGCTTGTGATAATCACTTTCCTTAATACCAAAAATATTAGCAATCTCCTTTTCTTGGGAACTCAATTTAGGCCCTTCCTTCCGTCTAGTTGCTTGATGAGAAGCTACATTTCTAACCGGAGAAACACCCCCCTTAACTGGGCGCATACTCACTTGCTTTCTATTAGCCATACTTTCCCCTTGCGTGTTCGCTTGTCGTATTGATTGAACATAAGTACTTATCTCATTAAGAAATTCTTTGGTACCGATAATATCGGGACGATTAATTCTGAAGAGATGATTTTCTATCTGTGCAGCATAATTATCCGCCGCCTCTTTTAAGTCAGGGTCAAAATCAGGACTTTGCGGGAAATACCAACTGTTCCTAGCTTGCCATTCCATGGAAGCCTGTTCATCAAACTGCTGAGCAGGTTGACTATAAGGCTGGGATTGTTGCATCTGTTGCTGTTGCTCGTAAAGCTCTTTTGCTCTTTTCTCTTTAAAAGCTTCTTCTGTCTTCCACTCATTTATCTTCTGAATCTCAAGCGTAGTTGAAGCAATCTCTACGTCTGCATCTAATTGCGCTTGAATATCTCCCTCTTCCAGTGCTTTGTGCTTTTTAGCTATGGCTTGTTCACGCCTTAAGTTTGCACTGTCGTCATAATGCTTTAGCGCAAGGCCTCCGAAGGACTGCGCCTTGTTGCGCAACGCTTCTGTCTCTCTCTGGAGTACATCATATTCCTGACGCATTCTTTGCAGTTCATTTAATGCCTGGAATTTTTCTCGGGTGACTTGCTGAATCCTAGCGTGACCATTTGGCCTAGTCTTAGGCCTCTTGACGGGCACCTCGGGTTCTGGCTCTTCTTCCTCGCTATCCTCGTCTTCTTCTTCCGGGTGCTCATGAGGAGAGGGCGCCTCTTCTTCAGAATCGGTATCCGGGGATTCCTGTTCCTCCTCTTCCTGAGAATATTCCTCTTCCTCATTTTCTACTTCTTCGTCAATCCCTTCTTCGTAGTCTTGTCTTTCCATGACATTTCCTCTTTACATCTGAATTTTTACGTTGGACGGGTCTCTAACAATCGCTTTGATTTTGTCATCGTAGATAATGACCATGTCAAATTCATTTTCGCCTGATTTAACAATGATTCTGTTGCCTTCATTTTTCGGGATAACAACCCAATCGCCCACTTTGGGAATACCATTTTCCCAGTCTTTAAATCGCTCACCTTTATAAGCACCTGGCCCAATATCTACTACCAAGGCCGTACAAGAGCGGCATTTCTCAAAGAATAAAGCGCTATCAGGCAGAATAATATTACTCTTCTTAATTTGGCTAAGTTGCTTTTCCAGTAAACTAAAGCGACTTTTGTCAGCGGTTGGGAAAGAGTTTTCAGGAGTAATAATCTTACTTTCTTGATTAATACTCTTGGTTGTTTGATATTGGTCTGGATACCAAATCTTAACCAAGATGCAAAATCCTGGGATTCTAATTTCATCCCGAGGTTTAAATCCCAAATGCTTTTCAATTAAAGCCTCTGCTTCTGCCTCTTCGTGAGGCTCAATGAAGCTTAGGTTGTTTTTGGGTTTCTTTAGATTTTCGTTCCGGCATTCTAGTTGCATGTTTCTACTCCTCTTTCAATTGTCCTAACTTCCCTCGAGGCTTTTAAAAAGCTCCATTGTGAGGGACTCCATTTCCTCAAGTCCTTTTAACTTTCCAACTATGTATTTATAGTCTTCAAGTTTGTCAAATGAACCATTGATAACGCGCTCTGTTGCAGCAGAGCGCCTCTCTCGTATCCTTGATAGCAACACTTCATAAAATTTATAAAGATTCAATTATTTTCCTTTTCTTTTCTTTACGGTTGCTTTCTTTACAGTTGGTTTTCTCGATTTGACAGTCTTTCTATCTCTCAATAAACGCTGCGCAGCCTGAAGAATCATTCTCTTGACCACATGCGCTTCTGATTTGACATATTTGTCAATTTCATTGAGAAATTTCTTTGTAATAATAATATCTAGACGATTTCTCTTGCACAGGTGATATTCTAATTGTGCAGCATACTCATCTGTTATCCTTCTCAATTCTGGGTCAAAATCAGGACTTAACAAATTATACCAACTATTTTTTCGCAACCAAGCTATATAAGCTTCAGAAGCTTTCTGGTCAAACGGAATCGCCCTACCTATTTGGTTAAACATCATATTTTCCACTTCTTCATACCCTCCTTACGTCTAAATTATCGTCCTCGTTTCTTTACAATTGGTCTTCCTGATGCAGTGGATTGCCCGTGTCTCACTTTTCCAGAACCACCCATTGCGTATTTCTCAGAAGCACGACCACCTTTCTTCAGTCCAACCATTGAGCGAAGGCTACCAAACTTCTTACCCAAAGACGGAGAAAATCGGCTAATGAAATCTTGAGCTTGTGGGGCATATCTTTTCGCCACACCCAAAGCTTGTTGAGCAACAGGAGCTGCACGGTTTGCAAAATCCCTTGCTTGACCAAATGCTCGCCCTAGTCTCGGTGCGTTCTTATTAAGGAAGCCCTGAGCTTGCGGTGCATATTGTCTTGCCATACCTAATGCTTGTTGCATTCGGGAAGGAGCCGGTGCAGGCGCTACTGGAGCTTGTGCTCTCATCATCGCTGCATCTACAGGCTCATCCATTACCATTCCGCCACTATCAAATCTCCTTTTCCCTTTACGACCGTGCTTAATCACTGGAACGCGTCTGGGGGTTTTTGGCCCTTTTAAGGGATTGGTCGTACCTTTCCTTTTAATAGGGGTACCTTCCATCTCTTCTCGAAGGCAAGGCATCCTTTTATGAGACTTGATTTTGCCCCCGCGTCTAGCAGTGACCGGCTTGTCTACTTCGCCGCCATCATTATAACAACGGCCTTTTTTAAGATGACTTGCCATAGTGGTTGTCTTTTCTGCAACCACGCCACCTTTAGCATATAAACGAGGTTGTTTGCTCTTGCTTGGAGCAGAAGCGCTGGTACGAACCTTTAATTCAGAAGCATTCATTCTGCTGCCGCTAAACATTCTTTTGGCCTTTTCTCTCATCGCATCTTTGCCATGAAATCCAGGTAAGTGTGTTGAAAAGTTTTTCATATCTTCGACCCTTTTAAGTTGGTTACTCCATGATTTGAGTGGGAGATTGTTTCATCTCTGCCAACGTCAAATCGGTTTCATTTTTTTCTCTGGCCATTTCTTGCTCGGCTTCCAACTTGGCCATATCACTTTCAAATTTAGTTTGCGTCTTAAAGGCTTCCGTTTCTGCCTTTAATTTGGATTCCTCTTCCTTGAGGAAAGACGCTTCCCTACGCTGCTCAATTTCAGCCAATGCAACTTGTTTATCGATTTGATTTTCTTGAGCGAGCCTTTCCATTTGTTTAGCTTGCTCCTCTTGTTGTTGCTGTTGCTGAAGTTTTTGTTGAATCTCTGTAGCATCATTAGCTGCTACCCTATTCTGAATTTCTGGTATCTCTAACGCCTTCTCAATCGGCATACTCTGTAATTGTGCAATCTGTTGTTCTTGCATCTTTTGAAGTTGTAATTGGCCTTCTATTGCATAAGGAAGAACAATAGCCCCCATTGATTGAGCCCGCAGTAATTGTTGTTTACTGTTCATTAATTCTTGCTGCTTAATCTGGATAATCTCTTTTAGCGCTTTGGCAGCCTTATGCAGTTGAGAATGCAGCCTTAACTGCAACAACGCTTGTGGGTTTTGTTGCACTATTGGGTCTTGCTCCATCTGCTGATGAGCGATTAAATGTTCATCATCATTCTGGAAGAGGGAGACCATAATAGGCTTGCCTGAAGCCAGATAAGCATTTTCTGATAAGGGGTCTAAAGAAAGTGGTTTTGGGTCTTCCACCAGGATTTTGTCAATGTTCTCTACGTTCATCGCCTGATACATACGGCGATAAACTTCCTTTATGTTATGAATCTCGGGCGCTTGCTGACTTAGTTTCAAAAGCGCTTCGGCAGCAATTAATCTGTGAGTAGTGGTTAGTACATTGGGGTCTGAGACTGGAACAATATTAATGAAATTATTAAAGTCTGCCCGCATAATAACCTGCTGGTCGCCAGGTACTGCAAAAGGATAAGGCTCATCCGGTAAACACTCTCCAAATAACTTAGCTAAAAGCTTAAATTCTTTCCCAAGCGATACTCTAAGTGAGCGCAGCACAGAAGACTGGACCTTGTTTGCCACCTCTAACATAGCAAGGGTTGTTCCAACAGGCGCATTATTGCCCGCTTCCGGTATCTCCGCATCCGCAGTAGAAGCAATGTCCGCTGTTTGCTGAATAAGGTCGTTTCGTAATTGAAGCAGCGTCTGGCAAGGCTCAGCATAAGGCATTAACATGATGCCTTCTTGAATAGGTCTATCGCCAGTATCTATTTCTAAGAACTTACCTGGTGCAGGTGTAACTTCATTATTTTCTGCGCGGAATGACTTATCTTTAAGGCCGCCTGGGAAGTTCTTAAGCGTCCCGGCATCGATTAATTGGCGAAGAATGCTGGTAAGCGTAATGGCATTTGAGCCTAGTAATTGGATAAGCCCTAGACCATAAAGACCAAAGGAAGGTAAATACACATAGCGTACGAAGCATTCCTTACGCTGATACTTCTCATCTTCTTCTGCCCAATTTTTCCTAATGGCCACCACCTTACGAGTAGACTCACATATCGTGACAGTGTAGGGCTTAGGTAATCTATGGTTCTCTTTATCTTCTAAGTGGCCGTATAGCTCTTCTTCATCTAGGTCACAGTGGACCTCAAAATATTTAAACAGTGTCTTGTTCTCATTAGAATCAGGATTGACGCCTTCTATCTTCTGAATTTCCCTTTTAATAGAGGCATCCCCCTCCTCCTCATCTTCATTAATAACTGGCAAGGAGTCTTCTATGAATTCGCCATTCATTTCTTTAAGAATGACGTCTTTTTTCGATAAATAGATAACGTGGGTTATTCTGCTTGAGGAAAGCAGACTGGTTGCATGCAGGTTAACAATTAAATCTTCTGGTTTAACAAGTCTGGCAATGGGAAAACCAGTGTTTGGGTCTTGATAGACTTTTCTAAAGGCTGCACCGAATAAATAAGTGTAGAGCAGTAATTGGTCAGAGTCTGGGTAATAATCCTCATCCTCTTGCGTTAAGTAATAGTTCATGTAGGTCTTAACGCGCTCGCCCTGGTCCTCTACTTGCTGTGTGGGGTTACCGATAACCTCGATTCGAGCAGGGCCCGCAGCCGGAAACAATTCAGCTCTGGCGGTGGAATAGCCCCTAATAAGGGCCTTTAATAAAGTGGAATCAAAAGCAGGACAAGCCTGCTTAAAGGGAAGCTCGCCGATGTCTTCCACTTTCATGCCTAGGTACTTAAGCCCTAGGTTAATTGCTTTTTCCCACTCAGAGCGGGAATCCTTGTCTTCTTTGATGCCATCCAGTAAGTTGGCTGCAAGGTTATTTAACCTTGAAGACTCTATCCCTTCTGCTAAGTTGGCGTAGAAGTCTTGCGGGGTGTCGTCCTGTATTTCCTCTTCACTTTCTAGTTCTTCTTCTGGCATAGAAGAATTATCAAGCAAATCCTCTGCCTGATTAATTTCGGGAGATTCTTCTAAGAAAGAATAATCCAAGTGGACTTCCATATCACAAAACACAACCCTGTAGGTCAATGATATTGGTAAATGAACTCTGTTGTCAATGGTTTTTGAAAGTAGAATTCAAACAAATTAAAGTGTATAGGAACAGTTAAGGTTTTGACTTAAAGAAGGGGGAGAGTTATTATTACCTTTGGAGAAGATAGCAGTACTAAGATTAAGATGTTTTGATACCTCGTCTTGAGCTTAAGCTTCTGCTAAATTCTCCTTTTTATTAAAAAGGATATGGGCTTGATGAAACTACCAAAGATATATTTTGAGAAAGTTGATAATATATTCAAAGACCCAGATTATGATGACCGTATATTTGCTGATAATAACAACCAAGAATACATCGTCTCATTTCCCATAAAGCAAGTATTTACTTTTCGAAGTCAGTATCCCGTTAGACTTTCTCCTGCTGAGACTAAAGATATAATACAATTCGAAAGAGAAATGGCGAGACAGAGATTAGTAACTGAAGCCTCTAAGTCATATCCAAATGCTATTTTTAGATTTATAGAGAAAGAACCAATAAAAGACGCGTATATTCCAGAAATTTTTGTGCTAGAAACTAAACTAATAGCTTATAATATGGATTTCTGTACTTACGAAGAATCTAGTAAATATGCTGAGGAAGTTCTAATATAGCCCATGAACTGGCGCAACATCATACATATCAAAACCAAACCCTTCAAAGTCATAGTAAGGTCCAACCCGAGAAAGAATACCTTCGTCTAAAACACTTTGGTAATTAAATTAAACATAGTCTGGGCAGACATAATCAGGGCAAACGCCAGTATCTACCGGATAATTAATAACGCTTCTACCCATTTGGTCGCTCACCCTCTGGAACCACATAAACAGGAGCTTCTCTAATTGATTTCTCGCCTTCTTCTGTGCATGGAAGTATTTCATCAATACCTTTCAAATAGATAACTGGCGTAACAACAGCTATCTTCCCACCAGTCAATCCCTTAACGGCCACCTCAGAAAGAGTGAAGTCGGAATCCCAACGCCATAATCGCCTTGCGTCTTTCAAAATGACGCTAGAATTTTCTCGGTCATATCCAATCAGCATTCCTGCGTGTATGCCAGCATAGTAGCCTCGACATACTACGTATTTTTCTAGGAAGCGAGTCTCCCAATGATAAGTAAAATTGGATATAGTAGTAACACTTAAAACCTTTGCTCTTTCTTTTTTCCCCTTCACTACCTTCTTCTTAGAAGAAGCTTTCTTTGATAATCTAGCCATAAAACTTACCTCAATCCTTGTTGACAGTAGAAAATTTATGAACAAAAATAACTTATACTTAAACAGAAGTCAATTTTTTACCTCAAAAGGAAAACAGACATGGAAGATAAAGTCGAACCAAACCAAACCAAAGGCATGCGTACTGCTGCCTTCTCAGTGCAATTACCTATCGATTTAAATGGGAAAGTTGAATACATAAAAAAGAGAACGTTTCTTTCAAAGCAAAGAATCATCCTCATGACCTGCTCAAAGAACATTGAGGGCTGGTGTAAACAGCTTATGGACGAAGAGTTAGCTATTAGGGCTGCTGGGGGAAAGGTTACACCCAATCTGGCTGCACCGCCGCCTGCTATGCCTATGGATGTGCCAGGGCCTCATCGACAAGCTTCTATGAACGGTGCATGTCAACGAGGCGTGGCTCCGCCGTCTCTATATCCTGAGCCACAGGTTCAGCCCACTGTGCCGCCTTATTATGTGCCGACGTATCCTGACACCTTGCAAGGGCATGTGATTACCGCTATCGCACCACCTCCTATATCCCCACTACCTCCTCCGTTTAAGGAGGCTCCCTATAAGGGCGGAGGAAAGTCTTAAAAGTCTTAGTTGTAATTTGATAAAATAGTTCCTATATTGGGAATAATTAATTTATAGGAGAACGTTATGAGAACCGCAAAGTCTTTAAAAACAAAAGCCGTTAAAAGAAAGCCTGGTATGATTAAGCGTAAAGAGGCTAAAAGAATTCTGGGAGCTTCCATTAAACGGTTAATGCGCCAGGAGAAAAAAGCAAAGAAAGAGGTCTCTATCATTAAAATGCTCAGGGAGTCTGTCTTAGGCTTTCTTCATGCTAGAAAAGATCGAGTCATCATTGTTGAATGCAGAGATAAGTACATTATTGTTGCAAAGAGAGTTAAGATAGTAACTACAGAAATAGCCAACTCAGACGGGTTCCAGCCGGTTGAGCGGATTACCGAGTCGTTTAAAATGGTATTATCTATCATCGCTATTCATGACGATTTGCATCGTATGCCAGTTTCTAATGAGCCAAAAAATCTTGTATGCAGACAGCTAGTTAAAGCTGGGTGTCCGGTGATAGTTATTAAGAAAGTACAGGATATAGAGGAGAAGTTGGGTGAGTGATAATATTGATGAGTATGAGCGTAAGCGTATAGATTACCTAATCCATAGGTTAAGAAGTTATGGAGAAGGTATTGAATATTTTCTTAGGGAGGGAGAAATCCATTCGGGAGACAATACTATTGATGTTCCTAAAAATTTCCTTAAGAATCCGTGCTTAATTATAATTGATAAAGATATTAAGCATTCTATCCCTTTAGTGCGGGCTGTAACAATCAGCCTCTCGGAAAAAGGAATAGGGAGGCCAGAGGTATTTTATAGAAAGAGCTTTGAAAAGTTTGGTGTTTGTCCTTTTCCAGATAAGAACTATAAATTCGCCCTCGAGTATCAAGGTTTATCGGATGAACTTATGCTGGTATTTAAGGGGCAATGCTCATGCAAGGAATGACTGAGGCATCAAGAAAACTAGCATCTATTCGCCTCATTAGCGACATCTCCCCAATTGATGGCGCTGACAATATCGAAAAAGCCATTATCGACGGTTGGACGTGTGTCGTCAAAAAAGGTGAATTCAAGCCTGGTGACCTTTGCGTTTACTTTGAGATAGATTCATTTCTACCGATTAGGCCAGAGTTTGAGTTCTTGAGAAAGTCTTGTTACAAGAAACTAGCGGATGGTAGAGAAGGGTTTAGGCTTAAGACTATCAAGCTTAGGGGGGTGGTGTCGCAAGGGTTGGTGTTGCCTGTAACGATACTTGATAATTTTAAGGAAAAATTCTGTGATTTAAGTGAGTCTACCTTAGAAAGAGCTATGCTTGATTTAAGCAAATACATACCAGACCCAACTAGCGAAATAACACTAATTTATGGTATAGAGCTTAGATATAAAAGCATGGTACGCAAAGATTACCCAGTTGAGACTACCTTAAATTCAGGGTTAAGAATTTGGCAGGGAATGGATGTCACTACTGAACTAGGCGTCACCAAATACGAACCGCCCATACCAGTTGAAATGCAAGGTAAAATTAGTAATTTCCCAAGCTTCCTGAGGAAGACCGACCAAGAGCGTGTACAAAACATCTGGAACCAGGTTAAAGACTTGGACGATACCTTTGAGGTAACCGTAAAGCTAGATGGGATGAGCTGCACTTATTACTACTACAATGGCAAGTTTGGTGTCTGTTCTAGGAACTGCGAGATAGAAGAGAACGAGGACAATACTCTGTGGAAGATTGCTAAGAGGCATAATATCAAAGGCATGCTAGAGTCATATAGTATGCAGTTTAGAAAACATATTGCACTACAAGGTGAAGTAATAGGAGAAGGTATTCAAGGAAATAGAGAAGGGTTAATTGGTCAGAAATTCTGCTTGTTCGACATCTTCGATATAGATAAACAGACTTACCTATCACCTACTCACAGAACCCTTATTAACAAATTTCTTTTTAATGGGCCTCATGTTCCAATTATTGATACAGAGGCGCATTTATCTTTCTTTAAATCACTTAAAGAAATTTTGTCTTACGCAGACGGTCCTTCATTAAACAACCCAATAAGAGAAGGAGTCGTATTTAAGTCAAAACAAAACCCTGATGTTAGGTTCAAGGTTATTTCAAATGAGTTTTTGTTGAAAGAAAAAGGATAAGAAAGGCTATCAACGCTCCCTGATGGCTTACTAGCATGATAGCCACATCATATTAACAAAAATTCCACACCAACCCAACCCCGAATGATACTGCATTCTTAGGCTTTATCGTGGGCAAATAAATCCCAAACACGCTATCATTTGCCAATAGCGTTACCCTAGACGTATTCACCCAGCCAACCGATACACGTAGGTTTAAGCGCTCGTTCAATTGCGACTGAAGACCAACCGCAACTCTAGCGACCGCTCTTCTACCAACCAGAGTACGCGTGGGCCTATCACAAGCAAAGCCAGCCACGCTTAATGCTTGTCGCTCAGCAGTTGCTTTGATAAATGCTGTCCCCACAGAGCCGAATATCTCGACTGGCACAGCTCTATAGCTAAAAAGCGGATAGAAGGCCACCAAGCTAAGGTGATGGTTCTGTACGGTAATATTACTTCTAAAAACCACAGGCGAGATTGCGCAGGGCACAAGCATGCCCATGGCCATATCTCCAGTCTCTACGGTACTTATCCGCGAGCTGGTAGCAGTTGATTCATAGCCAGTTTCAATAGCCAAATTTGGGGCAAATCTGAACCCAACGTAGATATTCCCCTGCGGGAAGGCATGATATAGGAGATTATCCCCGTAACCCTCCTCAAAGCTCATATAACGCCGTTGTATGTCCACTCCGACATACAGCTTAGGCTTATGAGGCTTAGACTCCGCTTGGCAGGAAAATCCTACTGGCCCCATAGGAATTAAAGATAACCAAATCGCAAGAAGAAAGGATGTAGTTTTCACTTGCGTATCCTCCATGATACAGCATAATCATCCTTATTAAGTTTGTTGTTATACTTTGGGTGAAAAAAAACCCTATTCAAAAAATAGGGTTCCAAAACACCGAATCATTAATTGAGAAAGGTATTATACCATAATTTTTAACTAATTAAAGTATTTCTTGTAAATAACTTCCTTCAAGTCGTCTCTAAAGCCTTTATGGTTTTCATCAAATAGATTATTTATATCTTTTATAACAGCTTCTAAGTTTGTTTTCGGGTCATTATAGGAAATATGGTTCATAACTGTATCCCTGCTAAAAAACAGGCGAAAAGTCTCTTCTCTCCCATCTAGCAATATTTCCATAAGTATGTTGTTTGAATCATTATCCCAATTTACCCCCTTTAAAGTCATTTCTACGTTATCTAAATTAGGCTGCATCCTACTATATCTCCTCTAGCCTTAATGGAGTACCATAAGCTTTAAAATTGACATGCCTTATCCACCTATACCATTTAATAACTCTTCCTTATTCTTCAGAATCTTTGATAGGCTTGGGAAAATCTTTTTCTTCAAATCTGCTCTAAATTCTGCTCCTAGGTCAAATAATTTATTCATTACTTTTAAGACAAAATCTTTATTTGTCCGTAGGTCCTCATTAGGAAATTTATACAGTACATCACCAAAGAATTTCTCTTTTAATACATCTGCCCCAATATCACATATAAAAAATTGTCCTGGAAAATCTTTTACAGATAATGAAACAGAAATGCCGTCTAATGCCTCATTCCACTTTATTTCTTCCAAAGAAATTTCTAAATTGTCCAAACTTTCAAGCGTAAATTCATTATATTTCATCTCTTATCCTCCTATTCCATAAAACTTATGCTTAGGCTTAATAGACCCGTCTTTGTGATAGTCATCGCTAAATATGCCCTTTCTCTCCAGATATATCAGAACCTGCACTAAAGCCCACATTGTAGACCTAGTTGCTACCACAGGGTAACTACACAGTATTGTCAAAAACTTGGCATCGACATTCCTAAGCCCGTCAAAGAGAGAATCAGCAGTTAGCTTCTCTTTATCTACTTGTGCTTGAGTAATAGACTTAGAGCTTACCCACATCGGGTTAGCAGCTACCCATACTCTACCTTCAACTATTCTAGGCATGATGCGAACAAGCATGCTATCTAGCGTTTTACCGTACTGTTCGTAGCGAAACCGATGAAGAGATACGCTATTGTTCTTCATTGCTAGCTTTTGATGAATAGTCCCGCGCATGTCTTTTTCAAAAGGTGTTATTAATAAGTCTGGGCTATTTCCCTCATATAATTTTATCTCAGAGTTGTTAAGGTAATCATGACAAAGGTTTCTAGTGTGGGTAATAACCTCTGCTGGGTTTAAGATAGCAGGTTCAAACAAGGAGAATAAGATAATATTATGCTTGTTGTTCTCATCTTTAAATACACCAAAGGTTAAGAAAGAAGTATATTCCCCATTCTTTTCCCGTTCGTTATCATCAAGTAAGTAGGGAGAATAAACGCTTAGAATTATCCCAAATTCTGGAACAGTAGGCGGATAATGACTGCGGACCCATACTTTAAACCAGTCCTTTTCGATTAGGATGTCGTTCAATTGTGATTCCCTTCTTTTTCATTAATTACGCTAGCGGCAACTTCTATTAGAGATTGTTTGACAGTCTGTTTATACGCCTTTAGAGCTGAAGCTACAATTGCAGATGGATTTACCATAGAACAGCTTGCTTGAATTAATAATGGCTTGCCTTTGTAGCTTCTACCTCGCGATGCCCAGACTTGAGAGGCCCTGTCATTTGGGTCGTCTATAGGCTTGGCAGGCTTCCCATCCTTGAGCGGGTCATCGATAATTATGATGTCGTTCATGTGCTTCCCTGGTTCACGACCTAAAAAAATACCACTATAGATTAGCCAGGGCCAATCTATAGTGGCAAGCTATAGATGAGTGAATAAATAATAGATCAAAGCTAACTCACTGTCAAGCTTTAAAGCAAACCTCAGACCTTAAAATCAACCCTCTTCTGCTTCGGTTCCTTGTATCCAGGCATTTGCTCCTTGGGGAATGTCTCTCTTTCTATTTTGAAGTCCATAGAGTGCTTCAGCAGTCCTTTCTCTTTGGATAAGAACAGAATGCATTGTGTCATGGTATCGACCGCATCGTCTGATTCGCCATTAGGAAACACTACGCAATCATCAACTAGTATGGTCTGGTCTTTAATTATTTCCTTGTTCTCATCTCCAATTACCCATATCTTGCCATTCTCTATGTAAGAAGAGCATAGGTTTAGTCTTAAAAATTTATCCCCGTACTTACCGGGGTTAAAACCTCTTACCGCTATCCCTTTAGCAACCAAGTCGTCCATGAGCGGGTTCCCGGCCGCTTTATCTTCTATCAAGATAACATCGGGTTGATTGTATTTGTCTGCCTCTAGCTCTCTTTTATAGATATCAGCACAGTTTTTTTGTAGGCGAACCGCTCTTTTTAATAGCTCTGGATAAGTTACTTTATCTTTCCAAACGTATAACAGAATTAGGTTATTGACTTTGTTTGCATCGACAAATATGCCCCAGGTGCTACAAACTGAGTAATCACTTTGTTGTTTATCAGTAAGCGCTGTATCCCAGGATTGAACCATATACCTGATAACGGGGAGCTTCTCTGCTGTCCATATTCTAAAGTCGCCTTTTCTAACCAAGCCACCCTCTTGCGGGCTTGGCCGCTGCTGATATTGCCCCGCATAATTAAATCTTCCTAATGAAATATGTTTCTGCATCACATCTTCTTTAGTTAAATAATTAGGACACAGAAGCTCCCCTTCCTTTCTTCTTGGGTCTTCCCACACCTTACCATTGGTTGAAGGCAAAACAATGGTTCTACACTTACGAGACTCTTCATATTCCATAGGAAGGATGAGCTTTACCCAGTCCTTCTCCTGCTTCATCAGGTAACCAGAGACGTCTAATTCATCTACCCTTTGTTGTACTAATATTTGAACTTGAAAAGCCCCAGGGTTAAGTCGAGATGACCAAACTCGAGACACCCAGTCATTAGCACTGTCTCGCTTAACGTTAGATTCCCCATCCTTGGCATCATTAGGATCATCCATGACTAGGAAGTCTCCGCCTGTTGCAGTACTACCAGCGCCTACGCTAGTAGCCATACGATGACCAAATGCGGTCGTGACAAAGTGACCTTTAGTGGCTTGGTCTTTCGATAGCCTTACTCTATCCCCCCATCTCTTCTGATACCATTCAGACTCAATAAGCATTCTGCATAGTCGGGAATGTTCGAGTGATATTTTCATGGCATAAGAAGCGTAAAGAAACTTTATAGACGGTATGTGGATAAATCCCCACGCAGGCAACATTACTGAAATTAAATTGGTTTTTCCCATACGAGGGGGGATGTTCAAAAGAAGTTTTTTAATATTGCCGTAGAAAGCTGCTTCTAAATGCTCACAAATTATCTGTATTGCCCAACCATCAATAAAAGGCTTATTGCCCTCGATTTGCGGCCACGCTTGTAATACGAACTCATGCAGCGATTGTTCACACTTAATCTTGTCTGCAAGTAACTTAGCAGAGATTGACATTTTACCTTCCTTGGTATAGAGTAATTATGCCAATGCTGCTAGCTAGATATGCTTAATCTCCATATTCAGTTAATTAGATGATAGTGGCGTTGGTTTATCTATCGTGCATAACTTATCCTCTTTGAAGTGCTCTGACTTGCCTAACAAGAAGTCATAAAAATGCTTTGCGGAATCTAAAATTATATGCCCATCAAAGCATGATAAGCCGCCTTGACTAAGAAATTTAATAGCAAGCTCTAAGGCCTTTGCTCTAAGGTTTGCAAGGTAGTTTATATACTCTTCATTTCTCAATAAAGCTGCGTGAGCTTCTTCAATATCATTATCTTTCATACATTTTCTCCCTCTATTAATAAAAGCCTTTTCTATTTCTATTTCATCCCTTGTATCTAGAACGTATTTTCTAGCTTGTTCTGCACTCACACCTTCGTACTCGTGATCCCTATAAAATGCTCCCGCAATTTTAAAGCAAGAAGAACAACAAATCCTTTCAATCTTGCTATCAAATAAATCATGAATAGATAAGGGGGCCTCATTACAGAAAAAACAATTTGCGCACACCTCATTTTCAGCGTCCTTTTCATCAATTTTGAAACCTTTAATGTAAAGAACAGGTTCAGATTCAGAAAATGGATCCTCTGACACCCAAAATGAATCTAAATCACTCCTTTTCATCATCCTCTCCCCCTAAACAAATAAGACAATCCTAAAAACAACACTACAAATATAATCATGCCAAATAGATAACTATGCCTCAATATAGATAAAGCATTCTCAACTAACCACAGACAAAAGCTTCGGTAAGCATAAATAGAGAACAATGAGCCAACAGCACTAGCAATGAGGTGAGAGGTGGCTTTTTTGGTGAGGTTAGTCATTATTTTTCTTTTTACCCTTTTTGCTCTTCTTAACCTTAGCCTCAATTATTCTGGCTCTAATGTTGCTTGCTGCGGTTTCTAAATACTTAGCGAATAATTCAAGCTTTTTTAAAGATAAAGTCTCCAGAATTGAATATCCAAAACAGGTTTCGCCTAGGCTATCTTCTTCCTCGGCTTTACTAATATACAGTATATGCAGAAAACTTCCTTTGTCCTGGCTTATGTTTTCTTTTATCCTTTCTAAGTTGTTTAAGGTCTCTTCTTTAACATCTTTTTTAAAACTCATAATTTAACCGTCCCTTTTTGAGAGTCCATATGTCAGAATATTTCTCTTAAAGTCATTTAACTGGTCTTCAATAACTAAGCTATGCATTGCCATATCGCTACTCTTCAATTCCCCAAAAGCTGTACTTATACGACGTACAAACCCTTCTTTACAGGCGTAAAACATCTGTATAAAGCTCGCATTTCCGCTCTTTATTTCTTTAATAATCTCTTCCAATATTTCTATAATTCTCTCATTAGCAGCTTCACTATGAGGTTTGGCATACCCTTGTTTTGTTTCTCCCCCCAACTGCTCCAAGTTTTCAGATTGCGCAAATACTTGCTCCATCCTATGCTTTGCCATCTCACTAAGCTGCTTTAGTGCATCAGAAATGTCTTCATCGTCCTTCATGATTTATCCTCTTTGATTATTACCTTAGTACAAGTGTATTAGAACTCTTTAATCCTGTCAAGCTTGTTCTTCGTCTTCCCACTTACCACCTTCTGAGACATGAATACACTTGTTCACAACGTTTTTGAGAAGCTCTAAGTCTGGTTTTTCAAACACCATGAATAATTCGTTATCGTCGAAACAACCATCTCTTTGATATTCAAGCCTAGAATTACAGCTTAATTTACCCTGCAGCATGTACTCCCAGGAATAATCCAAATCTTTACCTTCCAAATATGTTCGAATGTCTGCGTATACCCAATCACCAGCATTCAAGGTCTCCACTTTTACTAAATACTCTTCCCAAGCCCAAGGTTCAGTTGCTTTGATATAAAGCGTCCCTGCTGGAAGTTTTAGAAATTCTTCTCGGTTATAAATCCTCATTACTTTCTACCTCCTTAAAGACTTGTTCCCACCTTTTAGGGTCATATCTGGCGTCTACATAAGCTTTACCAAAGATTACCTCTAGGAGTGCCTTACACTTATTATGTGCGGCGGCCTCTAGGTGATACAACATTGCTTCCTCATTAATTGGTATTGTCCTCTCTCTCCTCTTCTTTCTTTTTCTTTCCTACAAAGCTCCCAAATCCAATTGCGTTATTACCCACAGGTATAGAGTGAAGAGCGCATACCCCAAATCCACAATTTTTATTATCGAGCGAGTAAGTAGCTTTAAGCGCCTCTGAGCCCACACACTTATCACTATCTATATAAAGGTTATCAATCTATATAAAGGTTATCAATTGGACCAATTATTTCATTATCACAAGCTGGACTTGAATTAACTGCCTCTGAGCCAAATTCAACGACTTCAGTGACCTTCGTTTTATTTTCTTCCTTTTCTTCCATCATTCTTCCCCCTCAACCTGTTTTACCACTTCCTCTAGCTTACCCTGCTTCTTCAGCTCTTTAACCACCTTCACGATATCCCCTACAGCGGCAGCCTCTAATAACGGCAGGCTTAGCTCAAACGGCTTCTCCGTCACTGTAGACTGTCTCTCTTTAAGATGCTTGAGCGCTTCATCAACAGCGTAGTCTACAGGACCGAATATTCGCATTGCCGCTTCCTTCAAGAATGGAAACCGAAACCGTGGCTCGATAGTCTCGTCTAAGCCCAGTCTCACAATGGTGTTAGCAATGTCACGCGCAGCGTAGCCCATGTCTTCCCAACCACTTTTCATTTCGTTAAACAACGTAGTCGCAGAAGGTTTACGACCGCCTAAGTTGGTTGGTTGACCACTACCGAATTTCTTGCCAGCTTTGTTCCCTTCCTTAAAAGCATGCTTGGGTATCCGCTTTTTTCTTATTTTTAATTTACCGACTAACTCATCAGTAAAAGTGCCTATTGACTTTTCGTCGTTTTCCATAACTTCTCGTCGTTTTCTTCCGTGAAATGAGTTGTCACTATAACATAGGGAGTTTACTTAATGTCCTTAAAACAACAAACTACATAAAAAATTAAGTCATCTTCGCCTGTATAAAAGTCTATTCTATCTAGTTCCATATTAAGTCTAACTGCTCTTTCTTTTGCTTCCAAAAGACAAGCTTCTTTATCCTTCGCTTTTTCCGAACCTGGAAATAATATATCCCACCTTTCTCCTGGCTTAGCTTTGGGTCCTATAAAGGCAAAATTCTTTGCCGATTGCCATAAATCGGTGGACTTACGCATCATTTTTTTCTTCCTCATAAATCCACCAGTGCCCATTAGAACACTCATAAACCTCTATTGCGTCTGAATTTTCTAGCTTCTTAACCGTTGATTTCTTCCCTTCTCGATGACATTCAGGACATACTATAGCTACGCTCATAATTCCCAATCTCCTAATGCCTGCTCATTTTTACAATCTAAAACCTTCTCTTCCAAACTTTTAAGCACTGCTTCCTTGCTCTCTCCTTCTTCGCAAATCATATAGGATAAATATGTTATTCTGTAAATATGTTCTCCCCTAAATACGCCTGCTCTCACTATCTCAACCCTTAATTCTTTTGGGTCTAATTTCATCATTTTTCCTTTTGCGTATTATTATTCGCATCGCTCAAACACCCTAGAAATTCTGAGTTTCATTTATAATATATAAACCACTCTACAATCATTCCAATAATTACTATTATACTGAGTAATGAAAGCCCTAAAAAAATTAGGGCGGCAGTAACCTTAAAAAATTCCATGCTTACTTACCCCAGCAACTCAAACACACATCCCCCACCATTACTGGCTTTGGGGAAAGGTATAAGGCTGTTAAAGCCAACACAGCTATTACCGCAATCGCACAAATAAAAACTCTCATATTAGTTTCCCTCTTGTATGTTAAACCGTATTTTAAATCGTACATTAGTTCATACATTCTCATTAACTCTTTATTCTCTGACATTTTTATCATATAAATTAACCCGCTATCCCTTAAAAAATCCCAAAACATCGTTAACATTCGTTAACCCTTCGCCCACTATCTCCACCTCGAACCCAAGCTCAGACAACAAGCTTAGCTCATAGGTTTCTATATGCCTGCTCATTAGCCTTTGAAGCACATGAGCCTTACCACAGCCAGGAAGCAAGTACAACCTACCTGTTATATGCTTCGCTTGAAACTTTATCTTTTCCTTATTACTCATCTTATCAGTGATGACACTATAAACCCTATGCACACCCAAACAACGAAGTTGTTAAAAAAATCTTGCCCCAAGTCTGGACGGAGATATAAACCATAAATAAAAATTATAGCAGCGAGCGTAATGATTACCTTAATCACACCTTCTCCTCCTTCCTTTTCCCCCAGCTCACCTCTAGCCCTATCCTGCTGCTACCAATTTGTTTGTTAGGATTAAAGAACTTAACCCCCTCTGAGCTTTTTTCTCCGAACCTACAAATATGGTCTAAAACCATAATGAAGTAGCTCATAGCTTCTTTCTTGTTTTCGAAGTCTAATAGTACATTTTCAGTCATTTTAGTCATCCCAAAAGAAACACCTTCTTTTATCTTCATCTACCTTTATTCCTGTCACGTTTTCAAAATGGTCCCAAAATTTGTAATCAAAATCATCTGAATCAAACCCAGTATCGTACACTACTAACCTACGAACCCCATCGCTAATAAATTCTTTGGCTTCCTGAATCAGACGCTCAACCGTTATAACTCTATTATTAGGGTTGTACTCTCTTACTTCTGGATACCAATCCCAATCAAACTTCGCTCTATCCAGCTTATCAGCATAAGCTATAATCCACTCCCAAGATTCTCTGCGTTTACGCAAATGATTAGACATCTTTACATTACTTAGAAATATCCGTACAAATAAGATTTAGCGTACCTTCAAGCCCGGTTAATTCCTTAAATCGTTCTCTAGCTTCTTTTATTCTCGGTAATAGCCAGAATTCATCAAGTTGTACTGCATCTCCAATTTCGAAATAAACTAGATTAATATCTATCTCTATCCCAATAAAGCTATAGATTTCCGGATCTTCATCTTCATCTTCATCATATTCCTCCTCTAAATCAACAAATCCTCTAAGAGTAGAGGACACTCTTGATAACGGAGGGAACGGCGGGCAGATGGGGTTGATGTATGGAGCTTTTGATGCCAAAAGCTCCGAAAGTCTTTCTTTTCCTAGCTTTTCCATTAGTTCTTCCGTTGGAAGACAGACAGCCAATTTAATATCGGTTTTATAGCTCATTTATTTCCTTCTTTTTAAAGAACATTTTTGTAAGGTACGCAAGCACTTCTTGCGCATCTTGATTATTTACTCTAAAAATAAATACTTCCGGATGCTCATCAGAATGCACAATAAATTCATATACCGACTCTTCAAAAATACATTTCCAACCAAAGTATGGGCCTTGCCCTGTGTAACAATACAAACTTTCTGTATCTTTATTAAATACAATCTTCCCTTCCACAGGCTTCATATCTAACATTTCTTTGTCAGAAACTCTCTGAAAACTATGTAATTCTCTTAAAGAAAAACCTGTCACTGACTTTATTTGATGATTAACATTAATGTGATGAAATTCTCCATCTATTCTTTCAATAGAAACTATCTTATTATCATTCATACCCTTCCCTCCTCATTTCCTCTCGCATGTTTTTTACCCACTTATAAAGCACTTGAGAGTCCTTCTTTATCATCTCAAGTAGCTTTTCGTTTAAATCACCCTTACCTTTGCGCAAAGTCTCACCTTGCAGCTTAGCCAGCATACCTTTATTCACCTTATTAATTATAGGTAGGTAGCTTTCAACCACTTTCTTACCTTCAGCAGAGAGTTGATATATCTTTATCTTTTTCTTCCACTTTACTATCTTACCTTTTCTTAGCTGCTCTCTCTCCGTGACGAGTGGGCTATCTATAACAAGCCCCCTCTTAATGTGCATCCCAAGATCTTTGAAGGCTGTAGTCCTTTCACATGCCATGAAATCTGCTAAATCAAACACAGAAGGAGCGAAACCTTTGTAATGAAGATAGTAATAAATTCCTACTAATATGTTGAAAGATAAGAAATTAAGCTCAAAACCATATTCTTTGTTTAGCATTAAATCGTAAAGCGAAAGCATTGGCCTGTATAAATTATTAACATTGAGGCATAAGTTATTGTTTATAAACTCTAATAATTCTTTCTCTGTTTCTTTACCCTTCATGTTTAATCCTCAATATACGTATTAAAATTATCTATTGCCGATTGAACGTCATAACACACCGTGCATTGATACCCTTGCTCTGCCAGTTTACTTATCATCTGCCTTTGCAGCTCGGTAAGCTTGTTCTTACCTGCCTTAAACTCAATAAACAACCCATGGAACCCTTTGCGTGATAACGCACAGAAAACATCTGGCACCCCCGCTGTTACACCCTGCCTCTTAAGATTTACAGCTTCCAATATGTGTCTACTCCCCCCATTTGGGATGGCAAAACAATAAGGTCTATATTCTTTCTTGCATCTGCTCAGCCAATCAAAAAATGATGATTGAATGAACGATTCCTTCTTCCCTGAAGTTCTCATTAGTAGTTACCCTATATAGTTTGAATAATTACCCCATCTCTAGTTCGAGAAAATATGGTCTTATAGATTTCATAATCCACATCAACCCAAACTTCTTTTGAACCACTACCAGGGTACATCTCCTTAAGCTTAATTAGATCGTTAATAAGATAATCTAAAGTCATTTTCGCTCTCCACTCTCTCTGATTTCGCTCGTATCAAATGGCCCAGAGAGAAGGTGTCCTGAACAAATACAAAATTTGTTCTTTTCCTCATTAAAATAAACATAATTCACCTTCCATTGCGGCCCTATCCCTTCGCGACCATCAATAATGTGATGTACAACTACCTCTGTATCCCCTGGCCTTAGATTTCCGTTTTCGTCCTTAAACTTACTCAAAAAGTCATCTAATCTCACTTTTTATCCCCCGCAATAATTTCATCAAGCTTCTTCTCGTTTGACTCTACACAGATATCTAATACAATTAAGTGTATAAGAACTCTTAAACATAGTCAACCTCCAGATGCAAATATTTTGCCTATCTTAGTTAAGCGTCCAGGTTTCCTAGGGATGATTGTTAGAAAGATAGTATCAAACTTATCAAGTTTAATAAAAGATATCCTGCTTTACTTAATTAAGAAACTTGTTAATTAAAGAAGTTGATTAAGGATTTAAAGATTTACGCTCATCTTCTAAAGATTCATGCACGGCCTCTATAGCTCGGCGTAAGCGGCGCATACGGAGCATGTAGTCTTCTTTACGGATTTTTTTAAATTTAACTATCACCCTAATTGAATCATCGCTAGGATCATAAATAGTATTAATATCTAAATCTACATCAGGAATTGCCAAATGCTTACAAATAGACTTTTTTATACCATGAAATAACTTATGATAAGTTTCATTCATTAACTAACTCCATATATAATCTATAGCTTGGTATAAGCCGCCCATACGTTCTAGGTGTACTTTTTGTGAATAGTTCCCCCCATATCTAATCTTTTTAAATTTAACTATCACCATAGTTAAATCAATGCTGGAATCATGAATATTATTTATCTCTAAATCTAAATCATCAGGAATTGCCAAATGCTTACAAATAAGCCTTTTTATATCGTGACATAAGTTATGATAAGTTTCATTCATTAATCACCTTCCTAAGGATTTGATATTTTCTTAGCGAAAAAATAAATAACTTCCGCGCTTTCTTCAAATAAAAGGTCAATCTCGGCTAGCTTAGAGTATTTAGTCTCTTTAGCGAAGTCTATTTCTGCGATGACTACAATGTCTGGGTCATCTCCAGCTTCTACAATGGCCTTTAACTCTTCCAGAAGTTTTTTAGCTTTCATCTATTATATCCTTAATCTAGAATTCTTATTAAAAGATTCTTAAAATATGATATTATTCCTGGCTTACATATTCTTGTATTCCACACGTCCTCAGCATATTCAGCAGATAAAAAACTGTCTTCATTTTCACCAAGGCCATCTCTAAAACATCGTCTACATGCAACAAAATATCTCTTTGGCCACCCATCCAAAATATGGACTTGAGCGCCTGCACCACAAAACGGACATGGCATTAGCTCTGACATTGGCAACTCCTTTTGTTCCAGGCTTCTATAGCTCTTTTTTTATAAAAGTTTTCCTCTAAATTCTCACTATATCTAGTATTATACCAGCCAGACGAAGCCTCACATTTTTCACATTCAATCCTATATTTTGCGTCATAACGACCCCAATCTTCTGGCCGAGAACCTACTTTTGCCTTTCCACCACAAAACGGACACGGCTTTAGCTCATCACCCATTGCTCACCTCCTGCCTGCGCTTCTGAAGCCCATTTTTGTTCCCTTAACTCACTTAAACTTCCTCTACCACTACGACGAAATGCTTTGAGAAATTCCTGAAGCTTTTTTCTGGCATCTTCCGCCCTTTCTTGAGTTGCTTCTTTGTCATGCTCAAGCAATGCGAAAGGCTCAGTCTTAGGTTCTTCGAAGAGAGCGGGCGCGTTTTGAGCTGTTTCTATCCAGAAATTTTTAAAATCCAGAGAGGTTTTCGGAACACAATCTCCGCTCTTGCTATACTTACCCTCTAAAATTAAACAGATTGTCCTTATAATTTTCTCTGGTGTTAACTCACCAAAAACTTCTATCCAGCCTTTTAATGCAAAATCCTCTTCTTCCTTGGTCCAAAAATAATTCATCCCACCCGCATGTCTCCCCATTTTTTCCAGCATCGCATAGACAAAAATTTTCCGCGCTGGATACTCTAAGATTTGAAGATTTTTCTGAGAATAAATTATTCTTCTAAAAAACTTCGCCCATTCTGGGAAATTATCAACTTCTAATCTTTTCTCAAAATCAGAAATAGGTGTATCCTTAAACATCTTTTGCATCATAAAGTGACGTTGATTTTTTTCAATAATCCGCATGATATCCGCAGGCTTTGGAAAAAATTGAGCGTGTGCTTGGTAGTATTCTTTAAAAGCTTTTTCAATATCTGAAAAATCATAATTCTCCAAACAGAACCAATAACTTTCTAAAATGTCCTCACTGTAAGGTCTACCATATATCCCCGTAACACCCATTAAAATTTTGGCCAACTTTGCTTTTAAAAACTTTTTTTTATGCAACATCATCTCTGGCGTCATAATATATCTCCTTCATGTTCTATCAAATCACCTTCTTGTGACTCATCGTTAATCGTCACTTCATCTAAGTGGTTATATATAAATCTCCTAGCGATTTCATTCATCTCAGCCTGGCGCCTATCCGCAGCAGACATCGGCCTGGGTGGTTGATCAGCATTTCGCATGAAGCGCTCAATCTGGTCTGCATCCTTCAAAATCACATGCAAACCATCGTAACGCTGCCCTTTGTCGTTATGTCCCATGTTAAAATGGGTCCTAGAACAGCCTACAATCGCCTTCATGAGGTTTTCAGGGGTATACCCTAGCCTCAGGGCGGCTTTTATCTTTTCGCGCCTCCTAGAGTCTAAGATTGCCCCGCGATGATCAAGGGTTTCTTGCCAAAACTCAAAAACCTTTGCTACAGCAGCTTCTGAGGCTAAAGGTTTGGCAATGTGTGTAGAACACTTAGCTATCCCCTTCTCCTCAGTCTCAACAACAACACTATCCAAATCAGGTGCAGACAACGAACCATCGACCGACAGGTCGCTAGGCTGTTTGGGCTCAAGCATTTTGGGGGATTTAGGGGGTTTATTCTTATGTGTAATCTTATGGTATGTATTCTCATGTTTTATATACAATGGATCATTTTGATCCATTGCCTCGGATCTTTTTGATCCCATGGCTCGGATCATTTTGATCCTAGGATCATTTTGATCCATTGTACCTATATATAAAC